CTGAGTGACTGCCTTAAGGGAGGCTGATCCCTTGATGACAATGATATCGCCCTTTTTGATCTTGAAGGCTTTCTCGATGTCACTGATCCATTTCTCCACGTACATCGCTTTGATGCACACAAAGGTTCTTTTCTTAATCTTGCTGATTGCAAGCAACGCGGTGAACGTTTTACCACGACCAGGGTCAATGGTGGCAACCTTGGTCACCCCTTCGTCGGTGATGTAGTCAACCAACTCGACTTGGTAGTCACGCGGCTCCCGAAGATCAATCAGCTCCAGTTCAATGTCGTCGCCATAGTTCTTTGGCAATTCGACTACGTTGATTTTACCCTTTCCATAACCGTGGCGTTCCAGAACCACGAAGAGTTCAGGCAACAGGTTACGGTGGAAATTAAAAACAGTTCGATCCCGTGTTACACCCACAAACACGCGCAGCATGGTTCGTACGAATCGCCCATTTGGACTTCGGGTGAACCCAAACTGCGCGAGCCGGTCGCACATTTCGAACAGGGCCGGACGGACACGAGGTCCGAAGTTCGACACCCGTACGAAATGGCTTCCAAGCTCTAAGGTCAACTCTGTGCCTACTTTGGGTGGAACCGGGGTAGGTCTAGTAGGCACAATGTTGCTCCTAGTTAACGTACGCCGGATTTGCCCACGACCAGATAGTCGAGGGGATGGTCAGGACGGTTGTCCAAGATGAAGGTTCGGATATCGCTGAGTACCGCCCCCTGCTTCTCATAGGCCATGGTGGCCGACAAGCTGCGGAACCACATGTTGTCCTCGTAATACCCCACTACACCATTCAGCCGGTCAACCGGCATACGGTGGTCATGGTTCTCGGGGTCAATTGCCATGGTGGCCAACAAGATCGCTTCCAGGTGCGCAATGTTCACACTGAGCTTGGAGTTGATCAGGTCGTCAAACGCAAACAGGGCTTCCTCGGTGGTGCTGTAGGAGCCTGAGTTCATGCGCTTGGAGGACTTATCGCGAGCCTTGTTCGCACTAGGCGAGGCCTTGATGAAGTTCTCAATCATGGTCATGTATTCCACAGTGTTCAGGTGACGCTGCGGCAGTTCAAAGATATCGTCCTCGAAGTCCCAGTCCGACAGATCGATCAGGAAATCACCACGGGAGGTGGTGGTCCAACCGACTTCCTTGAGGAAGCTCAAGAACAGCTCACCGAAGTAAGCACGTCGAGAACCCATCGAGACAGAGACCGTCACAGTATTGATCGCCCCGTCATTAATAATCTCCAGCTGAACTTCAACCAACTCAGCCAGACGTTCCATCGGCAACTCACGGACATGACGTACCCGATGCAGGTCAGTCAGGCGTGGAGCATACTGATGCGGGACAATCAACCGCACTTCATCGGCAATTTTCAATTCTGCCATTAGGCGCAGTTTCGATTCGTCGCTACCCTCCCGTATGTAGTATTGATCGTGTTCCGAGATCTTGAAAGATTCCACGCTAGTACTGCCATCCAGGTGTTTGGTCGACAATACGCGCTGCGACAGAATCTCACAGAGCGTGGTGGCACTGACGTGACCCAGTACCGTCTTGGCCGGAATGGCGTTGGCCAGTTCGCCGAAGCAGGTGGCACAAACACCGTATGGATCAAGGTGTTGACACTTAAGGATGCTGCGGGTTTTCAGGGTACGACCGATCAACTTGTTACGGTCGCGCTTGATGATGGGTTTGAGTTTTCCATCATCTTCCAGATAGAACTTACCCAACAGGTTCTCGAAGTTGGAGGAGGTGATCTTCCACTCGATGTAATGTTGGCTACCGCAGTCGCCTGGATGGATGTGCTTCAGCGTCTCACACACCAGCTGCATCCGACGGTTGAAGTACTCAGAATCAGCCACTGGGTCTTTGGCAAACCACAGGGCCTTGGACGCCGAGCGAGACTCGATCATCGATTCGTACAGCTTGGTGATCCCGTGGGTGTAACCTTTCAGCACCGGAGTGTGGAAGATGCGTGAGTTGATGTCCGTCAGATAGCCTCGTACCGAGACACACTGGAGAATCTGACCCATGCTCACCAGACCTGACTTAGCCACCTTGGCCACAGGGTTACCCACCAGTTCGTTCTCGTCGAGCAAAACCCCCCGCACGGCGGTGTAGGTGTGTTCGATAGAGTTCGGGGACGGTTTGGTGTTGTCGTTAATTTCCTTGATCTTGGGATGGGTGACGATGTCGATGAAATCAAGAATGCAGATACTGCTCACCGACTGCGGGACGTTCCAGGTGAAATCGTTGTAGATGTCCTGGAAGGTGTCGTACACCACTTGTCGGGCAGCATCCAGATCCAACAGATGGCCTTCGCCGCGTTCATCGAACCAGTCTTTGGTTTCAAACAGGGAGGTTTCAATCAGCTCGGCGGTGGTGCGCATACCGAGGCGAGCTTTACCGATGTGATAGCGTTTGTACACAGGGGCTTGCGGGTAGAGTCGGTTGAACACCATGGTGTACCAACTGTACTGCGTCAACCGGGTATCAGTTTCAAGGTCCCCATCATCGAACTCCAGAATAAAGGGACGGTCCGGCATGGCCCACAGTTGAGCAGTAGACATAGCCAGAATCTGGCGCACGGGAATACGTTCCACTAGGAACCTCCTCGAAGTTAGACGGCTGTGGGGTTACCCCCACAGCGAAGTTTATAAGAACATCCTCAGATGCTAGGTGGCGTCTGAGGCCTTTCAGGTTTGTACACGAAACGAATGCCCGCACACTCCAGAACGTGGGTGACGAACAGGATGTTGCGACCCTGTCCGAGCGGAAACTTGTCCCGGTCAATAACCTTGGGGATGTTGGTTGGTTGTGGTGCACGCAGGATGTTAGCCGTGATCTCCTTGTGTACCGTTGGGTTGTTAGACTGATCCACCAGATCGGCTGCTACGTAGCCACCGGCTGTACTGGCAAGTAGACGGACTTCACCTTCCCCGGTCAGTCGGATGGGTGAGGCACGACCTGGGTAGGCGTACTTATCCATCTTGGTGATCTTTGCTGGAATGCCGTGGTGCTGCAACTTGGCAGAAGCAACGCCTGACCACTCACTACCGGTTTTCTCCAGCTCGATCACGTAAACGCTACCGATCATGATCGGGGCATCCGTCACGACCCGCTTACCGTTTTGGGCAATGAAGCTCACAGGACCATAGCAAGGTGGGTACTTCGCTTGGACTTGCTGGACCGTCTCGACATAATCGATCGGGTTGTGTGTTGGCATCCACAGGTAGATACCATCACGCATCACCGACAACAGGTGCTCCTCGATGGGTTGTTTGTACTCCCCACGAGCAAACATCTGAGCCATCCACGGCGACACGATGTCGTAGTAACCAAAAAGGTATTGCCACGCCTGTGCCACAATGGCCGGGTCCAACTGAATGTCTTGTCCCGGTACGATGTTGCTTTCTCGACTGCCGAACAGCGCGTTCTGTAGGTTGAAGGTGGGTTTGGGTTTCGGTGGGACGTCATCACCCCAAGGACTGAAGCCAAACATTTGACGAATCTTCTTAGTGACGTCGCGCGATGCAGCATTGAAGTACTGCTCGTACAAACGACCCAAGTTCATCCGTTTGATGTTGGAGTCGGCATCCATGATGTAGTCAGCTGAATTGCCTTCTGCATCCACCGGCATGTTAGCCCGTGGCCAGATCCCACAGATAACCGCCTTATCGCCATGGGTCCCGGTGATCTTGTTGCCGATCGTAGGTACCATGTCGTATTGGTAGGTCACCTCAATCCGCCATTCGTCCAGCTCGTTACGACGGTAGGTTTTATTGACATCCATACTGCCTTGACGACTATCGCGATGACGTTCGTTCAGGTAGGTACGGGCTTCAACCAACAACCGGTTAAACTCATACCCAAGGGTTGGACGACCTTCCGGACGACGACAGACTTTCTCATACTCCTGCCAGATACGACGGTAGTAGTTAGTGGCGGCTGTGTGGTACTTGCGCAGCTGCCGATCCATACCTGCCGGGGTATTGCAATTACGCAGCAGGTGATTGTGCTGAACCATGATATCAATCACAGTAGCGCCAGGGGTTGCATAGACCAGTCGGTCGTAGATGTAGTCAGGTTCCCGCAAAGCGGTCGGCGACATCTCGATCGGAGCCAGCAGCGGATCGTATTTGCGCAGAGCAAACAGAAGACCGTCATCACGGATCTTTTCACCAATGTCCGGTACAGGCTTGTATTCATCCGGACGTTCAGGATTACCGTAGAGATTGATCATGTAGTAGTGCTGACCACAGCTCTCTACCCGCTTCTCAAACCCTTGGGCTGTGAGTTTCGGAAGAACATCATCGGCAAAGATCGCACCGTCCTCAATCACGCCTTCGACGGACATCAGACACATGTTCAACTCAAGGCCGTATTTGTAGTCTCCTTCTGGTGTGACGCTTGGAGAATCAGCCACTTTGGTACCCGCTCGGATGCGGGCTTCGGCAGTCATCTGACGGACGACGTTCTGGTCCTTCTGATATTCGAATCCGAAGTGCTGGTGGTTACAGTTATACATCGGAAGGATCATTACATCGACGTGACCGGTTTTCGCATCTTCGTAGATGTACGCCGTTTCGGGGGAGAAAGCAATGCTGTCGATACCGGCAGTTTGGTCGTAGCGATGCACTACGGCCAAAATCACCACATTGTTCTCAAAGCGCTTGGAGAACGTGTACTTAGCAAACTCTCGTTCGGTACCGGTTTGTTGACGGCGCAGGGTGCTGCCTTTAATCACAAGGCTCGAACCCAATGCCGAGTTTGCCATCTGGACCCGCGGGGAACTGTCGCCGCGCAGGTGGGAGTTCAGGTTACTGACACCAACCAGTTCGGGGAACAGTTGGCATTCGGCTTCCATCGGGTCAACCTCATTGTAGTGAGGTACCTGAGTGTGCTTGAAGACCTCTTTGACTTCATCCGACACGATAGACTCCTTAGTCTTCTACGAGTTTAAGGGGCAGTGGTGATCACTCACCAAGGGTATTCACCTTAATAATATAGGTTTGTTTTTTCTTTACTGCGGACGGACACAGACATGACCATGCCTATCCAAGAGTTGATGACCAACACGGTGGCTCAAGTTTATTGCGACCAAGCGTTTCGCGATACGGTCGAGTCAGTCTTGAACATCATCAAAGTCAATCCTAACAATCGCACCATCGGTATCGAGCCCGGCATCGCCTACAAATATGAGTTTGACTTCTACGGGTTGTTGTCACACCTCAAAATTCCTACGAGCATGCACTGGTTAACCCTGCGGGTAAACGGTTATCGAGACCCACGGGACTACGTACACACCCATGTCGAACTGGTCATCCCAAGCGAAGACGACCTGACGTATGTGCGTCGGATGTACAAGACACGAAAGGGCATACTTTGAAAAAAAAAACAGGGGACCGAAGTCCCCTGTTGCTTTTTTATGCCGCCTTAGATCCCGGTGGGGAACATCGGCTGTTGCATAAAGGGTTGTTGCATGGGTTGTTGGTATTGACCAGGGAAGCCCATCATGGTCTGCTGCGGTTGTGCGAACTGTTGTGCGAACATCTGCTGCGGAGTCATCATCGGCTGCTGAACCGGTTGCTGATACTGAGGTTGCATCATCATCGGTTGAGGTTGAGCCGCTACGCCCATACGCTTAGCCAACAGATCACTGAAGGAGACCGTATCGGATTCCTTCGTAGCCTGATGAGCTTGCGGTTGGTACTGCGGTTGTGGCGGCTGTTGGGTTTGAGTTTCCCACGGCATGACAGCGGGGGTTGTTGGAGCTGGGGTGTTGGTAGCCTGAGGCTGAAGCGACACTTCTGCGTTCTCGATGCTGGCCAACGCGTGATGCGCGGCGTGTTTCGGGGCGCTGGTGTCGAGCACCACCACCTTGTTCGATGCAGCAGGCTTGACTTCGGCACCGGTCTTATCCAGCACCACGCCTTCGTTACCCGACAGGCTCGGGATCAGATCGCGGTACTTGCCAAGGTCGTTGAGTTCCTTGTCGAAGTCCACGTTGATCAGCAGCTTGTCCGCATCGTCCAAATGTTTCTTGAACTTGCGCACGACGCTATTGAGCTGTTTGGCCACCTTAGCAAACGACGACATCATCGCATGGAAGTACGGTGCGACGTCGCTGTTGGTACCGAAGCTGTACTTGTCCACGTCCTCGGCTTGCGGCAGGATGTAGTCGAACAGGGCCTTGATGGCTTTCTTGTTCTTCTGACTTCCCAGCGTAACCGTGAAGACTTCCTTCCCCGGCGTACCGAGTTGTTCGATCAGCGGGAAGGTGGTAACGGCTACGCGGGAGTAACCTTTACCTTTCCATTGACCGGCACGCTTGAGGTACATGTTGATCAGCTGGTTCTTGTCGATACCCAGCTGCTCGATGGTTTTGGTCAGGTCCTTGAACGTATTCTCGGTGACCGGACCGACCAACGAGAGGAACTCGTGTTGGTCAGGCGTGAGCTTCTTCTGAGCATCCACATTGACGGCAATCGCCATCAGCTGGGTGGCCAGCTCGGTTGTGACACCGAGTATCCGCACCATCAACAGCGCCTTGAGTTTGCGCAGTACTTCGGACTCACCACGCAACAGGCTTTCCGACAGCGGATGGAAGGCGATGGTGGTGTTCCAGTTGGGGTTGGCCAACACTTCGGAGGTCGGCATCACCAGACGCTTGGCAGGTTCCTTACCCACCGTACACGGCGTGTGGATACCGTCCAGGTCCATGCTGATCAGACCTTCCTTGTTGACAACGAGGCCGGCAGCTGCCAGCACGGACTCATATAGTGGAATGAGCATAGTTCATGCCTCCGAGTGGGTTTTGATTGTTTGCGACCTGGGTCACAGTTTTGTTTGCCAAGCTTTCGATGTCGCTGACGTACTGCATGGCGTAGTTGACGTTTTGCGAGAGCAGCGGGGTGGTCAGCGAATCTGCAAAGGACGGCGCACAGAAGTACTGCTCAGGACCTCCCATTACAGAAGCGAAGATGTGGGTTTCGCCATACATGTCAATCATGACACGGATGTTGAAGTCCACTGCGTTGTTGATCGAAAGACCGGTGAGGATCTCGTGAATCAAACGGTTGATGAAACTGTTGGTGGCGAACTTGATCATATCCGGGGTGGGGAGCCAGGACGACGGGGCGCCTTGAAGGTCAACCAAGAACTCACGGGTCACCGTACGGTTGGTAGCCGAGAACGCCACCTTGGTCAGGAAGTGGTCCGACATCAACGCGGGAACTTGCGAACTGATCACCTGTGCAATGATGCCTTCGGTGTTCGACGCATTCCAGTTGGCCGAGGCACCTGCTTGGTGAAGCGGCATTTGGAAGTTCTCGTTAGTGGACGGTTCGATCAAACTGACGCGATCGTCGAGGTTGCCATGATTCGACCCGATTTCCATAAGACACTTGTAGGTGAATGAACACCCTTCTTGGAAACCACCGTTCTGGATGATCTGGTGCAAGATCCGGTTTTGGTTAATGCTCATCTCGGCGTAATGACCGATCGCACGATCGAGGGTGTCGCCGTACGGAGTGGCCATGCTATCGGACGCTGAGATGTTGTGGATCGGCAGCGAGCCCTTGAGCACTCGAGAGAGGTACTGGTTGGGCAGGTCGTTGGCAATCGTGGAGAACTTGGGTGTGTTCCCAGCAAAAGCCGTACGACCATCAATCACAGGTTCGGAGTAGTTGCCCGGTCCTGCAATCTGCATGATGCTGAACACGTCCTCTGGACGCAGACCCAGCGTAACCGTTTCACCACCACCCATACCGAAGGTTGGGTTGTACTCACCCGAGAGGACTCGGTCAGAACCAGCCAGGCGGATGCCACCCTGTGTACCGAGGTTCAAGCTGAGCACGCGGTTGACGACCAACTGCATGTCCGGGTCAAAAGTCACTTGGCTCAGATTGCGGTGGTAGCCTTGGTAGTTGGTGTACCCCGACATGTACTGCTTGACCAGGCCGGTTTGATTCTGGATCTCCACCTCCATCATGAAACGCAGGCGTGGGGTATCCCAACCACTGATGATGTTGCTATCCCAGTAAACGTCGGCCGAAGGACGCAGGATGCTGCCTGCGTAAGGGGCCAGTGCACCGGGGGTGATATGTTGACCCTCCTGAGTGACCTGACGCAGCGTGTCAACCATGTTGTTGTCCACGTTGTTGGTCAGGTGATAAGGACGTTGGAACTGCGGGTTGTGAGATCCGGTCGGGGTGAACAGAACTCGAACGATCTTTACATAACTGGGCAACATAGGGGAACGTTCCTTACTAACAAGGGGTTTAGATTATACGAGCAGCCGCCAACTGATGATCGACGGGGGTCAGAATGTAATCCATCAAGAGGCGAACCAATTGACTTTTCACATCGGCCGGTACTGTGATCACGTTGTCGAACTCAAAGCGAAACTCACTGACTTTCTCGACTGGTACATAGACGGCCCAGTAATTGGTCGACATTTCCAGTGCAAGGGCGTCAATGGCCCGACAAGCCGCATTGGTCTGTCGGTCTGAAGTCTTACCGCTCTGTCTTGTGCTGTAGGGGTACAGACCCACCAGCTTTTGTACCGCATCTGAACTGATGCGGCTACGGCTTTCCACGGTGAACATCGCCGACTCTTCTTCCCAGTTATAAGCCGTTGCAGTCAACAACACCGCCAGCTCTTTGAAGCCCCAATGGAACATCAAGGCTTGGGTGGCGCCGATGGTGCGAAGAAGAGAAGGTTTGTCCAAGTTGGGGATCGCCCGTGGGGACAGGACTTTCGACATGACCCACTGAACCAAAGTCATCTGGTGTGGGGCGATCGGGTCCAGCTCCAGCTTCCATGCATTGCGGATGCACATCTCCACCAACTCCGGCGGTACCGTCGGATCGATAGCATGCGTCATCTGCATGTAGTTCTCAGTGTAGATCGATTGGGGGATCAGATCACCATCCGAGATTTCTTGCTTGACCTTGTAGGTTTCAGCGATCGACATGTTGTCTTCATCGCCACCACGATCGGTCGGGTTGTGCTTGGGGTTCAGCTTGCCGTCACCGGCTGTAAAGCTGCGATCCAAAGACTTGTAGGTATTGCGCAGGTAGTGGTACACGTTGCTGATGATGCTACTGTTGACATCCACCACCGTCACTTCCGACAACGCCACTTTCTTGACGATGGCGCGACAGTACAGGTGGTCTGGCAATTCAGTAGAACTCAGACCAAAGCACACCGAAGCCACCGAAATCGCTTCTCGTGCAATGTTGGCTTCCACATAAGCCCGCAGACGTTGAGCACCTGGTGTGGTTTCGATCCAAGTGTCTCCAAGAAGACCGTAGGCGTATTGCTCCTTATGGTTGTTACCCACGTTCTTGTTGATGAAGATGAACTGGTAGAACACCGGAACCATCAGCTCCAACGACACTGCCAAGACGGCCAGCTCTTTATAGTCGTTGATCAGGTATGTCCGGTCCTCGGGATTACCGTCATACTGGTCGTAGATGTTCTCCGGGATATAGATGCTTCCGTACCCCAAGACCCAATAACGCAGTTGGTCGTAGGTAAAGAGATCGTACATCCGCTTTACAACTTTCTTCAACTTACCGAACAGCAGTCGAAGCTCCCCCTGTGTCCGCATCAGCTCGTAAGCTTCAACGTAACACTCCCATAAAGCTTGTTGCTTATCCGCAGGCCATGAGGCGATGAACCCATTGATCGGGTTAAACAGATTGTCGAGATTCTTGAAGCTGGTGCGATTGAGCATCGACCCACTCCACTCCAACTCCTGTCCCTGATGGCTCGTCAGAAAAGAACCGATCATCTGGGCCGATTGGTTCTCTTTCGAACGAATGCCGGCAATCTTCATAAACAGGTACTCCTTAGTACTGGTTGCCAGAGGATATTATACACTTATAAAAGCTTTCAATCCCGTGGTCGCATGGAGGGACGTGGGTTGGTGTGCCTGCTGCCGGACAGGCCGACAGCAGGACTCGTGGGGTGTTACATGTTGTAATCGTCGTCGCTGCCCCAGTCGTTACCACTACTTGCCGGTGCGCCGCCGTTACCGCCGTTGCGATTACCACCGCCGTTGTAGCCACCGCCGTTGCCGCCACCATTACGGTTGCCGCCACCGTTGTAGCCACCACCAGAACCACCGTCTTTGTTCTTCGGTTCCGGAGCCACGTACTCAGCAACAGCCACACCGCCGGTCAGGTTGTTGATGGTACGACGCCAGCCACGAGCGAAGAAGTTCGACGCTTCAGCTTTCGAGAGCGGTTGACCATCCGGACCCATGATCGCATGGTAGTTGGTGCCCAGGAAATCGAACTTCAGGTACGGACGATCCTTGGCGACCAGCGCAATGAACATCACGCCTTCTTTGTCGCGACCCAGAATGGTGGTGGACACCACACGAGGTTCTTCAGAACGCTTGCCTTCGAAGAAGGTATGGTTCTTGTTGACGATCTTGTAAGCCGTGTCGGGACCCGACTTCAGGACCGCATCGAACAGTTCGAGGAATGCCCCGAAAGTCAGATGATCCATGGCAGCACGGATGTTGCCATTGTTCTTGTCGTTCGGAACGTTGGTGTAGACGTCCAGGTGGATTTGGTTTTTGACCACGCTAACAGCCAGCGCGCCGGGGAACTTCGCACCTTGGTCGGTCAGGGTTGGACCCGAAAGGCGAAGTTTGTACTCGTCCAGGGCGTTTTTCTTACGCGGTGCCGGACGGAAATTGTTGTTGCCAGCCATGATTTTTGTCACTCCTCGGTTTTACACATTATGGGGCAAAAAGGTAGTTTTTTACCTTTTTGCGTTAGAACATCTTCAACAAAATCATTTTGAATTCAGGGTGAAACGGGTAGCTGTTGATACACTGTTTCATCCGACCCAATGTGGTGGTTGGTGTCCAAAGGTACTTAGACGCCATGTCCACAAACTGACGCTTCTCTTTAATAGGGAAGGTTTGAAAGTGAACACCATCACCGAAGAGTTGAAGGGTTACGTGGTTAAAAGGCATCCGGGTCAAATCCAACCCAGCACCCCCTGTGAGTTTTGACGACCACTGGGTGTGTGGTTTGATCTTACCGGTGTGAGACTCCAATAGATCCAGTCTTTGGAATTCGTAGCGAGACAGTAGATCGATTGGCATATGCGTCACAATCAAACTGTCTTGAGGACAACCCTTAAGGGTCAAGTCGCTGTGTTGTAAATCGATCACGCCACTTTTGGTCAATGCCCCTAGGACAAAATCCTCTTGCGACACCATTGCTTTCTGCAAATCCGTTTTGGGGGTCTTGAGAAAACAATGTTGGTATTTCTTCTCCAACCCTGCGTAGGACTGAATGTAGAAATACGGGGTACACAAACCTCGCGTGACGGAATCTAGCGACCCCATGATGACCTGAATCTCAGCGGTTAACGCATCAAACAAGTCGTCGTCCTTTATTGCATCCTTTCGATCGCGCGCTACCGCGCCGATCAGGTTCCGTAGCAGGGTGCGTACGTTGAACCAGATGGCACGATAGTTGTTGATCGGTGGTTTTGCCTTGTGTTCCGGGTGATCCTCCGACACCCCGAACGCACTCTCCAGTGCTAACGCTGTGGCAATGGAGATCGGGGCGTAATTACCCAGTTCACGTTCGGCCAGAGGAGAATATCTTCTGGTCATTTAACAGATTCTCCGCAAGTTGGTGGTAGAGAGGATCGTGAACTTCTTCCTTGAAGCGCGCCATTATCAAACCGAAGATGTTGTCGGGGGTAATGGCAGCAGGGGTAAAGGGTGTGATGATGCGGTTAACCGCCTCACGTTTACCTTTCTCTTGGTCCATGACCTTGGTGGTTAGGAAGTGCTCGGTGTACTTCGTCTTCAGTTCATTCAAACTGAGGATGATGGGGTCCGTCTTATTTGCTAAGATGCGTACATGTGAGCCTGGCGGTAGCGCCAATACTTGCTGCTCTACCTTATCGGTGGCCAAATCCAGGCTATCGCCACTACAGTCTACCGAGACATACATCTTAGCGTTACGGTTTTCTATAAAGCGAATTTCATGCCGACCATCGGCTTTGGTTTTAACCCAGAGATGTCCTTTGGCTTCTTCCTCACCGTGACAGAGTCGATCAAAAGAACCTGCTGCCAGAATGTTGCCGTTCTGCGAGCGTTTGTGGATGTGTCCCCCGAATACAAAGTACCGGGTGATGTTCTGATAACGGTCACATTGGTGCTTTGGGGCTGGGACGTGTTCGGGCAGCTGGTGCTCAAAAGCCCCGTGGAGGACAGTGAAGTCCACTTTTTCCAAGCCGTGTTCAGCCAACGCTTTTTGAACATCCAACCACACATCGTTGGGATCGTGTTTCCACTCATCCGGAACGTACAGGACGTGAATCCCCAATTCGGCAATGTACTCAATCGACAGGGTGTCAACGTATTTAAAGTTGGCCCCTATCGTGTTGTTGGCGTACACCATGTTCGCACTTTGTTGCCAATCATGCGAAGGTGTTCCGTACAGACACCGAACAATGACATTGCGTCGTTTACACTGAGCGAGGAAGTCGTTCATCCAACGGTCGATCAACTCCAGATTAGGATCGGAGTAATCCAACAGTCGATCAAACAGGTCCCCTGCAATGATGAACAGATCCAGTTCACCAAAGGCATCAGTGTCCGGAAACTCCCGACGAAGGTTCTCGATGATGTGGGCTGTTTCGGTGTTGTGGTGACCTAAGTGCACATCACCTATTTCGGCGATCGTTAGCTCACGCAAGCTCGTAGTCATCGATGAAGTCCCCATCACTGGATGGTGAGGCAGTGGTTTGTGGTTCGGCAACTTTGGTTGCGTTAGGGTCTTTGATCACCCCAAAATGTCGCAACACAACACGCCATTCCTCTTTCTCCGCTTCAGACAGGGCCACTACTTGGGTCTTGGCCTTCACCGCATTACCGATGTAGCGTTGACCAAGGGTGGGCACCACGTCGTCTTTTTGTAGGGACTTGGCTACGTGTTCGAACATCGTGTCGCCCCGATGGCGAGCCGGCTTGAAGGTAAACCGACGAGAGATCGGAGGGCAACGGAAAAGCAGTTCGCTACCACGATAGACATCCAACGGCCGTTTGACGTTGTCCGACACTTGAAGCCAAGGCTGAAGGCTCGGGCGTTCTTCAGTGCTCAGCAACATGGGTAGGATGGCTTCGCGAAAGTACTCTTCGCTGCAACGCGGCACATCACTTTGGAACAATTGGTTAAGGTCTGAGATGGCTTCTTTAACGCGTTCGGTGTTTTTTACAATCGGTTCTTTCTTCGTCATGGTCTGGTCCTCAACACAAACGACTAGGGTCATACCCTAGTCGTTGTGTATAAAGAGTTACTTAGTGCGCTTTACGATTGTGTTTTAACCGGCACCTGGACAGAAGTTTCATCCAGGGGCTTGTCAGTGATCAGGTTAACAGTGATGTAAACCAGCTGACCTGGTTTGTACTGTTTGGAGCGGTGTTCTTCGAGCACGGCGGTTCCGAGTTGAGTTGCGTCGGATTCGGCGTCGAAGGGTTTGTACTGGGGTAGGCCATTCTCATCACGAGTGATATCGTAGAGAAACAACCCGCCGTCACGCAGTACACACATAACCAGAGCATGGTCCGTACATTCCAGTGAGGAGTCGATAGTAGCCCGACCCTCCTCCACCAGTTGTTGGATCGTTTTAGGTTCCGGGGTGTGGGCGTGGTGGTCGTGACTGTGTTGGGTTTGTGTCAAGCGTTGACGCAGCTCAACGATCAGGTCATCAAACTTGGTACCGATTTCTTCCACCATTTTGCGACTGGCCTTGTCTGCGCAAATTTCTGCCAGACGGATGATCTTGACATTTTGTTCGGTCACCACTTCATCCAGTACCGAGATCAACTGATTCAGTCGGATGAAAACTTGGTCCACTTTCGGACCTTGTTGTGGGAATGTGGACTGTCTCATACGAGCAGCAACACCGTTCCCCTCCACCGTTACTGGAGCAGCGGTTGTGGTTTCTTGGGAAGTAGGGGTAGTCGTCAAAGAATAATCGGGAGTGGTCACAGGGGGTTTCCTTTTTTTAACCGTTGTTGATTTCAGCAATTTTCGCCACTTTGGAGTTGATCAAGGACAACTCACGACCGGCGTAATACTGTTGACCATTTACCAGCACTCGGATATCCAGCGAAAGGTCGATCAGGTCGGGTCTGTCAGGGTCAGGGGTGGTAGCTTCAGCATCCACCTCAGCACCGTCAAAGTACCGGGAGAGCAACGTCACCAACGTACTGCGAGTTTCGTCGGCCAAACGCATGGGTTGTTCGGTGTTGTTCTGGATAATGGCGGGGAAGGATGCCACTGATCCGTCGAAGATGAAGGATTGAGATTTCTCGCTCACCAAGAAATACCCCAACAACTTATCGAGCTTCTCGGGAACATCACCAACCCAACCAGAGGCACTGAGGGAGGGGATCTCAACATTCATATACACCTCAACGAGACAGGGCAAAAAATAAGGCTTCATATAAAGGGGATGAGTGAGGGGACAAAGTCCCCCCACCAATCACCAAAGTGAGGAATTGAATTTACTGGTCGGATCGTCCCGACCAGTACGGTAGCGCATCAGCAGTTCACTCCAAGTACAGAGCACGTCAACCTTCTGATCGAAGTTCAGTTGGTCTTCCGATTTCTCATGTTCCAAGAAGTAGGTGACTGCACGCCATTCCTCGCCTTCTTCAGTGTCCTCTACAATCCCGGACATGACGCACTGGTAGTGATAATGTTCCTCACCCACTGCATCGCCATGTTCGTTCACATAGGTTTCACTATAACCGTCGATCTTCTGGTCCAGATACGCTTGGCGTATCTCGGGCTGGGCCATCAGGAACGGCTGCATCACCACCGGGGCATGTTGCAAGGCTGCAATACCCACCAGTTGACGAATGCTGTCATCATCCCACAGACTGACAACCCGTCGCGCGCCGGCTCGGGCCAGGCGGGCTGCGTCCTCACCGAAGAACCGACTCCACTCGTTCCGGGTATTCTGAACGAAGTTAAGTCCTTCTTGAGTTAGCATGGGGGTAATCTGCTGATGCAGGGTGTTGACAAACTGCTGCACTTCGGGGTGGGGTGCACCATACAACAATTGGTCAAACGTATTGGTACCGCCAATTACCATTTGGGCCATGAATTACTCCTTCTACATAAAGTAGTGGCTAATGGTAATTTTAGATCGCGTAGATGCCACGCTCCGCGAACCACTTCTCGGTACCGCGCTTTGCCACCAGGTAGAGGCCTTGTGGGTTGGTGAGGTAGAGCGAGTAGGTGGTGGCGGGTGCAGGGACACTACCCCCGTTGGCCACTTTCTTCGTTTCGGTTTGTTCATCAGGAACCAGCGAGAAGGTATAGCCGTGCTTGGCCAGCTCCTCACGCATCTCCTTGAACTCCTGTGGGGTGGACTTAACCACCAGCAGGTAGGTCCGCGACGTATTCAGTTGGTTGTTCTGCGCCAGTTGGAGCAGCTCTTGTGCCTTGTTCATTCGAGGTGTCCTCGGTGAGAGGGGACTGAAAGCCCCCTCAAGTTTATTTAGCGACCCCGGTGGATGTAGTTCGAGATCGTAGTCACCACAGGCGCAGGGATTGCGATGTGGCTAGAGATACTGCGGGGTTTGCGGGTGTCGTAAACACCGTTGCGGGGTGCCAGTTCATCCAGAGCCTCCAACATCTGGTGGTCCAGAATAATGATGCCATTGAGAGCATCCTTTGATGTTTCTGCTATGTGAACCAACTTACACAACTGGACTTGTTGTAAACTGATTTAATCTACCTAAAGCCCATGGGGTGTTATAAACGAATGCCCACGGACCTACTTGTCGAATGACATCCTTCTTAAGGGTTGTCGTTACAGCTTTCTTACTCAGACCTTGAGTGGTGTGGAACAGACTGGCGCTCTTAAACACCGAGACTTCGCCCGTCACCACATTCTTGGCCAACACTTCTTTAGGACCTCTACCCAAAGCTCGATCCAAAGACTCTTGGTCGATTTCGGGCAAACCTTCTTCCTTATACGCACAGACATAACGTTTGTTAACCAAACGCAAGACATCGCCTCTGGACATACATTGGAAGATGTGGCTGGGAAGTGCATCGATAGCACGCCCTAAAAGACCCATCGAAGGGTATTCCTGAACTTCGTTGGTCTGGATATCTAAACACAACACTGGTCGTGAAGGCTGTTGACCCAGACTATCCCTTTCACGGATACGAGCTTTGTGAAGCTGTTCGGGGATTCTATCCTTTGTTCCATGGTGGGTGAGTACCCACCCATCGATAGGGATTCCTTCCTTAATGTGCTTCCAAATCACCTCAGGTTGATACCCGAAGTGCTCTCCCGCATGGAACAGGTCTCGGAGGAACATACACACACCGTCCTTATCAGCCAAAATCCGCGGACGTGATTCTGACTTAAAGAGTGCAGCGTGTATATTGTTAACCTTAACCGTTGCCCATTCGAGGTTTTCTACGTCGTTATTGGTACAGTCTCCATCGATGTGGTTCACTGTTAACTGACTAACGTCCCTATCCCACGGTAAGTGTGCCAAGGCCACCATCCGATGAACGCCGAACGTTGGCATACTGCCATCCAACATTCTAACGTTAACCGTGATGTAGCCGTCAAGGTTGACGTAGTAATTCTTCTCAACGCCTTCGGAGTCAAAGATCCTACCGCACCGAGAAGCCATATACCCGTCAGTGCCCGGTATGATCTTCAAATCCATAACGTATCCTTTTCTTTATTTACACATAGCAGAAACGCACGAGTCGTTAATTCGTGGTTACCTGTGGTCCAGACAGATAACTTCCTCACTTTCATGAGGCGGTAGACTATATCTTCTTCCAGTTTCCCAGAAGCTCCCTGTTTCGAATGTCACTTGACACCCTACTCTACTCGGTTCGTCTCTCGACGCCTTTCGATAGTCGTTGAACCTTGTCCGTAACTTGTCTCCCGACAATTTGTAGGACCTTGGCTGCTGATTGTCCAATCTCGATTCTTTTCAAACCATGACGTTTATCGTTTCCGATTCCGCTTTGGTGAACCAAGCTCTAAGGAGTTTCCAGCAATTTAAGGAGTTTAATGACGGCAATACTCTACCGTCAAAATCAGCATTCATACCCCCTAGTACTAGGACTGATAAGCTCACTGTATTGACGTTGATGTCTTCACTCTTGATGCGGGTGACGTACAGGCGTTGCGCCGACAAACGGGTCAACGTAGGGTTACGTTGGAAGATTACCGGGATGCCCTTACGAGGCGATTCGGCGATCATTTCCTTGAAGATCTCATCGATCAGAGGATGGTACCGCAAGGTGTGTTCGAACAACAGCTTGTTGATTTGCTTGGGCGAATACCCACGATGGAGCAGTTTGGCCGTCAGGTGAGTTTTGAACACCATGATGGACAGGGACCACGGGAGTTCCAGTTCCTCATGATGGTGTTGGTCTGAACGCGAGGTGATTACAGCCCGGAAGCTGAAATGGTCACGAGAACCAAACACGTGTTTACGCCACCAACCTGTTTTACTACCCAACTGCGCACCGATGAACGGGGCATAGTACTCAGATAGCATCACGATGGCCGTGACGGTACGTTTCTCGATTTCCTCTTGGCTCAGTTTGGTTTGACTGTGCACAATGCCGCTGATGGTGTAAATCGCATCAATGGCAGGGCGCATGGTCAGGTCACCGTACAGGCCTGTAGCTGCCTTCTCGATGATGAACGCCGCTTTCGACGGGATGGGCACCTTATGGCTGAAGATCAGATCGCGGTACAAAGCAATGAAAGTGCGTAGGTATTCCACCTTACGCTTCTTCTTATTGTCGTACAGCGGCCCTTCCTCCGAGCACATCAGTTGCATGATACTGTCGAAGTTGTGGTAGAAAGAATTCAACCCCCGCTTATACCCTTGTGCCGAAAGGCTTTGGGTGAAGAACTCCATCTTCTTATTCGGTGGGCGATATCCCGGATTGATCAACCAGTCCAGTAGACTGACGCTCTTGATCGTCATCTCGGACTTCAAGATCACGTAGACCCAGGGGTTGATCAGACGTTCTACCCCTTGAGGGGCAGCAATCCACAACAACGCCTCCAGCGGCCGTTCCGTAGAAGGCAGGCAGAAGTGGTTACAGATTGGACAACGTACGCCAACGTTGTACTGATACTTCAGGTAGCCGCAATCGCATGAAGGTACGATATCAAGCGACTCACCAGTGTACTTGGTGATTGCGAGGTTGTGGAGAGCGTCTCGGTCCTCTTTGCTGTCGATTTGATAATCGTTAATGATGAGCGGTACGCTGGTCAGTGAATCAAATAGCTGATCGTGGTTCACGATCTCTGCACAGACACCCATCTGTCGAGACTCCCATAGCTGACATAAAAAATAAAAAGGGGAGGCAATGCCTCCCCTTTTCGCTAGGCCGCTAAATTAGCGACCCCAAACACCGCTGAACGCCTGGTTCCCGAAACGGGTACCGTAGTTCGGCTGGATCGCGCCCGAGGACATCCAGTTACCCAGGTTCGGGTTGACCAGCTGGCCTTGGAAGGTGTAGCCACCGCGAGTTGCACCCTGATTGAACGAATCAACCATGTTGCCCGGACGTACGGACAGACCGGCTTCTTCGATCGAATCGCTCAGAGCCTTGATGAACTGCTCGGAGAAGGTCACGCGACGCGCGAAGCCCTTGACCACGACGCTGCCGGAGAGCAGGCGATCGATGATGGTCTTGCGCTCGTGCAGACGCACAGCCAGCGGGATGTTGCGATCGAGGTGAGTACGCTCCCACTTCTCCACCAGAGTCGGATCGTCCTTGCCAGCCAGGTTCAGGATGGCGAGGTAGTCCAGCTCACGCAGATCACGCAGGTGACCGTCGCTGTTGGTGTAGTAGCCCAGGTGGATGCGGTCAGCATCGTCGAAGCACACCGGCGCATCGAACGGGAAGTGCTTCTCGAAGCGACCCAGGGTCAGGCGGTTGGCCGCCATCAGGATGCTCTTACGCGCGTCTTCGTTCTTGTTCGCCGCAGCGATGAAGGTCTGCTGCAGCCAGCTCAGTTCACCAGCTTCTTCGATGTCCAGCGTGTACAGTAGCTGCTGGTTGAAGAACATGCTCATCATCTGAGCAAACTGCTGGTCACCGAAGTTGGTGGCCGAAGTGTCGATCTTGTTGCCCGGTTGACCAGGGTTGGCCGGGTCCTTGATCTCGTAGCCGATGGCGCCGATATCGCGGAGGTTGATGCCCTTGCGAGCGTTGGCACCTTCCGAGTACGCCTTGAGCGGACGACGGAAAGCGTTCCACCAGTTGCCACCACGACCCAGCTGTACTGCAGTCGACAGCGCCAGGAGTTGGAGTTCCATGGACACGACATCGGTCAGTGATTCGACGGAGGTCAGTACGAGGCGAGGCTGGTACATCACACCCGGCATCATCTGCTGCGGCTGCATCATCGGGAACATGCCGAATTGCTGCTGAGCAGGTTGTTGCGGGTTGTACATCAGATCGACGTAGCCGGTCACACGGGTCAGTTCACGCGGAGGACGCATGTCCAGACCTTGGGTGTCGGCGTTGTTGCTGGCGCTGACGGTCAGCTCGATGTCTTCGCGAACCGGCAGGCCCACGATGTTGGTACCATGAACCGAACCGTACTCGGAGCGAGCGGTCAGGATGTCCTTCTCGCCGAACTCGGCCAGGGTGAAGGGCGGAGCCTCGGCACCCAGCTTCAGATCCAGCACAGCCCAGACGGCCTGAACGCTGTTGTGCAGCCAGTCTTGGAAACGCTCGACCGGAATTTCCTTGTCGATCTCGGTCGGGATCACGGTGCAACCGGCATCATGCACTTGGGCATTCACGCCGAAGGTGTCGATCACGAACTTCTTCACGGTGTCCCAGTGGGACTTGTGGTTGTAGATGTCGCTCGGTGCGAAGATCGTTTCGATGGTGTGGCCATCGATGGTGGTGATGTTCGGCTGCAGCGGACGGCCAGAACCTTCGATCATCAGGTCGTAGACGCCGATGTGGGTTTGACCCTGATGAACTTCCTTCATGCACACGAGGATGCTGGAGTAGTTCACTTGCAGCTGGTTGCTGTCCAGCACCAGGAAGCGGAAGGCTTCGAGGGTCTTGGTGTCCATGACACGCTTGGCGCGTTCCAGGAGACCGTCGTGGATCTTCTGAACGGTTTCACCGCTCATGTTACGGCTGACGAGGCCGCGGTGCTGGCTGTTCACGTTCATGATCGAACGGCCGGCCTGGCCCACACGGGCGGAGGTATTGGTGTTCATGGTGGTCCCTCCCGATTCCGGGATCTGCTGCTGTTGGGGTTGGGGAGCAGGTTGAGCCTGCTGGGTTTCGTTAGCGCCCAGGCCAGCTTGACGCATGGCATCGGCCAGGCTGCCGTTGGATTTCCCGCTATCGCGATTGACACTCATCAGTTTATTTCCTTCAGGTTTGTTTGCGCAAACAACCCACACATCGGTGAGTATTCCAATGGGTAATATATACCCGATTTCTTTTCGAATACGATTCAGGTGACCGATAGCGATCATGCATCCTAAATCCCTTGGCGGAAAACCCACCAAGTTGTATTCGTCTATACCATAGGTGAGAATGTAATTAAATATCTAATCCACATTCTTCCTCAAAGCTCAACACGACGATTCTCAGCCGTAACCCAATGACAGTAGCCCTCTTTGCGGGCTGCTTTCTTAGCTTCACATTCGGCACCCAGTTCAGAGATCTCTTTACTGTAGTACTCGAAGTCAAACGGGTTACCATAGGGAACGCCTCCACTATCTAGGTGGCGAACCTTGAGTCGTACATACTGCCGCTCTTTCACATACCCTTTGCTATGGGTGTTTTTATTTACCAGGCCGGTAGGGTTACCAAAGCGCTTAACAGCAAGGGACAGAGCACGTTCCAGATCCTGCATCGCTTGAGATGTCATGATTCTTCCTTATAGAGAAGTGTTAGCGGTACCAATTCACGTGGATAGTATGTAGGCCAAATTCTTTTAAATCGCATTTTTCTGGGGGCTTTATGTATTCCCTATTCAGCAAGGGGGAGTGGGGTAACCGGGGTGGTGCTCCTACCTACCTCAACTATCGCTACTCCTTAAAGGGTTTGCGGAGCAACCTGGAGCGCGTGGTTCACTATAACCGAATCTACCCACGGGCTGTCAAACCTAATCATTTCCTCGTACGTCTCATTCACTCCTTAAATGTACCCATGACCATGGACCCCCAACGCATGGTGGACGTGGTCTCTGAACGGACAGAAGGTGTGGGGATGGCGATGAACATCACCTCACCATTGAACAAAGGGCGGATCTTCCACCCAGGGGTTCTTTACGGCGAAGGGTCTCAGGAAATCCTGATTGCCGACTCTGCGTACTTTGATGTCAGGGAACACCAAGATTCGTGGGAAGAACTGCGGCCCCTTGAGTTCCTGTACCACCCCAAAACAGATTTGGGTATGGATCTGCCTTGGGGTCTTCAGAACAACGAAGAGTCAGGGCTATCGGTGATTCGCATCAACGTACCCATGTTGGCGTTTCAATACCAGCAATGGCGTCAACGGGAATGGTCGTTCAATCCTGAGAATCAACGCACCGTGATGCAGTTCATTGCCTCCTACCCACTGAACAATCTACTGTACTCCCAAGTGGATTGGGCGATCCTGAACCGCATCATACACACCTATCGGGGTTTGCCTTGCGCAGACAGTCAGGTGCGTAAACCATTTCAGTTAACCGATTACACCGATCGACTACAGGTAGCCATCGATCAGATGGTCCATGACTATCGGACTCGTGCCTTTACCATGGAGCAGTTGTTGGACAGTATCCAGCTGCTGGGCGCCCCGACTGCGTTGGAACGCGTGGCGCTACCTAAACTGTTGGCTACCCGGCAAGTGAAATGGGCGCTGATGATGGCTCGAGAACCCTTGGTGCGTTTTCTGGTGGATTGGAACAATGAAACCGGCAACAAGAAAAATCGAGCACAACTGATCAAGGTTCGACAAGAACTGATCAGGTTTCACAACGACAATGTCCTTCGAGGTTCTGTACCTAAAAAGGCAGTGCCCTATTGGGAACAACGTTTCAAAGAACTGATCGACTTGACGTCATAGGTGGCTAGGGAGGGGCGACCCTCCCTAGCTTTTATGTCGCCGTTTCCCACTCTTGAACGAAATCACTCACCAGCTTGGTGTTGTTTCCATTCACCAAGAAGATCCCAAGGGCTTCAAGGATGAGGTAGAACGGCCGAACGGTTGAGTAGACAAGTTTACGGATGTTCATTGCTTGCACCACTTCTTTAGGCAATCCTCGACGCTCCACATTGTCCTTGGGGAGGAGTAGTGTAGTCATTCCAGGTTTGTTGGCGAAGTGCTTGGCAATTTTAGCAGCAACCTCCGGGTTTTCAATAGAAGCGATCCATTCCTGAATGGCTGTCTTGTTGGAAAGATCTAGCGATACCTTAATGGCTGGGTAGGGTAGCTCAGGAGCGTCCCCATAGTGCGGGGCAAAGATATCCTGCCAATACACGTAATGTTGATACGGGGACTGGCTCGGGTTGGTGTAGGAGTTGGCCGTCTTAACCGATGAACGGGCCAAGTATTCAGACTTACCTTTAACCACAGAGTCGATAATACCGAGTTCGATATTGGCAATTTTGCGGTAAAGGTCAATCATCGAGATTTGTTGGTCTGCGATGACCGTGTCCATGATCTCCTTGATGGTCTCCGTCACCACCGCCATAATCTGTGGCGGACAGTTCGAGTCCTTCAGGTAAACCCCTTTGATCTCCTCCTCGAGGTGTTTGAAGACGTTGCCTTCTCGTGCTGCCTTGTAGGCGAAGTAGTGTTTAGCCATAGAAGTCAGACCGAACACCGAGAATGCAAACTCATTCTTCATGGCCAGAACGTTCAGCTTTTCGGGAATAACACCCAAGATGGTCGACAGTTTAGCCAAGACATGGATAATTGACTGAGATGCCAAGTACACCATGGTGTAGTTGATGCTAAAGGCTTCTTCGCTGAAGTCCACCTTGCCCAAGTACCACTCCACCCAGTTCTCTACCGCAAAGATCGTGGAGTCCGTATCAGAGGTGATTGCCACATGACGCATGGAGTTACGAATCCGTGCGACGGATGCAGGGACGTTGTCCGTTACCCAAAACGCCTCGATCAACAACGCGTATTGCTCAAGGGTTTCGATAACCTTCTTCGCAAATTCACCCATGACGCAGATGCCATGAATGTCGTTAGCATTCCCTTGTTCAGCCGACTCCTGTAGTTTCTTCAGGGTGCGTCCGTCCAACTCTTTGGCACAGATCAAACTGACGTAGGCTTTAAGGTCATTGTCCATCCCCTTCACATAAACCTTGGCATCTGTGTATGACAGGGTGGTGCCGGTAGGTTTGCTGGACATGATTTGGAGGAAGGTGTGTACGAAGGTTGGGTTGTACTTTGCCAGATGCCACATGTCGCCTACGTAAACAAAGGCTGCACGTTCTAAGGGTTGGAGACCCTCTACCAACTTACGGACTTCCAACTCCTGCTTATTGTTACGCCAGTAATGGCGGGTACTGTAGAGGATGACATCCATAACCTGATCGACACTGGGGATTGTCAACCCGTAGGTCTCTACTGCTTTGCCCACCAGGTTGTAGTCGACATGACCGATGATGGAGGTGATGTTAGCCAAGACCACATCAGGGGCCCAGTAGTGACGATTACCCGCCAAGAACTTCTCGTTGTTGGCATTACCGTAACTTGTAGCTACACGGCAGGTAGACGTCAAGCTGGAGTGGGCCGACTTATTGTAGAATATTGTTGAAGCCGAAGCTTGACCACCAGAGATCGAGTTGTTGGCGATCTTGTACGTGGACTGTTCGTTCTCCTTAATGTCCGCCACCACCATATTACCCGCCATTTTAGCATCGAAGGCCTCGTCTTTAACCTTAGCGCGACCCTCAATGTTACCGGTAACGTAGATAGAGAGGAGCGACTCTCGGCGATTGGGGTTCTCGTATACGGTCATGGCAGGCGAGAACAACAACCTACGGTCTTTGATGTTGTTAAGGTATTCGGTGTACGTTAGGACCTTTTGTTCACGGTCACCGTTTTTATTACGGGCCAGGTGCAGAACTTCTGGATCTTTGATCTCCAAACGACCGCCACGTGCCGTCACTTGGTTAACCCAGGCCTGACAAACCTCAAGAGGTTTACCGGTGCGCTTGGACAGATAAAGAGCCATGTCACTGCGATAGTTTCCCAGCACATCCAAGTCACGGTTGTAATGGCTGGCGGGCTTAATGAATGCATTGTTCATGACAGATACCTGTTTGAGACCACTCTTATCAGATAGGTCAAACTAAGATTTATTTACAGCGGGCATACACCCGCCCGAAGGCGGGTACACACCTTTAGCGTTTAATCGCCCAAGTTTCAAACAACTCGCCCACCTTTTTGTACTCTTCCGGAGTACGTTGAGAGGACTGACTCATGATGGTCTCGACGGTTGGAATCGGCAAGGGTGGAATTTCCATGTCCTTGTCTTTGAGCAACACCTCAAGATCAATTTTCACCCAGTCGTAGGGTTCGCCGTCAATGTTTTCAAAGACGTCCACCTCATACTGGTAGTCAGAACCTTCAATGGGGTAGCAGTAACGCTTCTTGCGCAGCGAATGGGGTGCCATCAACAGCATGAGTTCGAACATGTCTTGAGTGACAGGCTTCTCAGCTTCTTTCTTACCCAACTCGCCGGGGGTCTTGAACTTCAGACACAGTTCGTAGTCGCGGTCATTGACTGCCCGTACCCGAATTTGACCAAAGCCTTTCTCGCCCTTGTCCACATGGATCTCAGCCTGCTCCTGCTGCTCCTTGAGGAGTTCAGGATTGATCCAGTCAAAGTTCTCTACACGAGCAAAGAACGTGTACTCGATTTCTTGCTTGGCTTTACCTTCGCTTTCTGCGAGTTCCTCCAAGCTGATCATTAGTCGCCGTAGTCGCACAGGATCACCTTTTGAAAAAACGGAAAAAATAAAAGGCGGTGCACCCAAGCCGAAGCTTGAGCGCGACCACCCATCAGTCGAACGTCATTAGATAGCGGACGACTGTTTCACGATTTCTACTTGGTTAAATCCGTTAGCAGCCAAAGCCTCGAGGATCTTTTCAGCCTCGCCTGGATTGACATTGCCTACACGAACCATGACGTTGGTGTAGTCCAGCACTTGTACAGACGAGGCCTTGATCCAAGGCAAACCCAGAATGGATTGTTGTCCGTTACTGTGTTTGACTCGGACGTAGAGGTACTCATCGTACGCATCTACCGAGCCTGGTGGCAGTGTGGGATAGACGTTGGCATGCATGGCCGGTGCATCCAGACCCAACATACGTGCGGTGTCGGCATCAACGATACCCATCACCTTAACGTTTTTGAAGTTGTTACCCAGGATCAGACTGGGGTAGACTTCAAAAGAGACTTGCTTTGAGAGTGGGAATTGGTCTTGCGTGGCCATTGTGTTTGGACTCCAGTTCGAGAAGGATCAAACCCTCATCGTTAAGAAAAGTGATGTCGCGAATCTTACCTTGCTTAAGCAAGGGTTTAAGTAGCGGATCTTCGGCCAACTGTTGGACATGGTGAATTACTTTATCCAACAGTTGACTATCGAATTGTTCGATCTCCCCCGACAGGCTCGGTTCGTCGTAGGGATCAATGGCTTCGTAGATCGATTGGACGATGTAGGCCAACAGATGCTTAACCGCCTGACTCAACCCTGGGATGTCATTAAGCGCATCTTGGTTCAGGTGTCGACTCACTAGCTGAAGGGCTTCTTCAATATCCTCAGAGGTGGTTGAGACGTTTATGAGCTTCATAATGCAGATTAACCTCGAGTTTAGAAGTAATCAGCAATTTAGGTTTTAACACCAACAGTTCCCCGACGAAACGATCGAGTTGGAAAAGGCTCTCGCCTTGGGGTGTGTAGACCTGCATGGCCGACAGACGATGTTGTAAGGTATTGGCAAGAACGGAGATAGCCGTTGAAAGGATCATCCCGTCGTTATTGGGGTGTTGGGTAGAATGTCCATACACCTGATAGGAGAACACGTAACCATTTACCGCCATAGGATCATAGCGGCGTAACATGATGTCGGTCAAACTGACTACGATCTCAGCAATGTCGTAGTCCATGTTAGTCATGGCTCGTGTGGCGCCTGTGAAATCCGATACTGCATCGCGCAAGTCAATGACTAAATTCATTCTATAAAATCTCCGGCATACTAGAGGGCCTAAGCCCTCTAGGATCTGCGGCAGACTTTGACTAGCATATTCTGACCTCGCCAACCGACCACACTGCGATACAGCATCGGGTGGTTTGCGATTTTGTAAACCTCCATGAAGTTCACGAGTTCATAATACACTTCTAAAGCCAACGCAGTAAGTTGATGGTGGACGACGGCGTCGTTCACGTCTTCATAACAATTCGTTGGATTCACGTGTTGTATTTTTTGCTCGAACTCAGCCAGAATGGTGGTGGATCTCGGGGGAGTACTGGGGAGGGGGAAGGGACTTGAGAAGTCCAAGTAGTATGCAGGGTGACTGCAGTAACTACGTTGGTCGGCTATCTCAACTTTATCCATGACCGTAACCGATGTTTCCATGAAGTCCTTGAGAGACATCTTATTTTGCTCAAGGTGTGGCTCCACGTGTTCGTACATCGCTATCAGGTGACTCAAGGGGATCGATAGGATCATAGTGACATTCCACGACTAGCACAGCTTGGGTTTGTTTACTGACTCGAAGGTCACACTGACTCATGTGCTCTCCTAGGTAGTGGAACAGTACGTGCTCCAACGCATTCATGTAATCTAGGTACTGTTGGTGTAGGTGGGTCACCGTTTCCGAGTACGCCACCCCTTCATCACCTAAGACCCGATCAAAGAATAAGTCGGCTAACACTTGACCGTCGCCCCTATTACCTAAGAGTTTCACAGCCAAACAACACAAGCTTTGCGACGACTCATTTAAGTACGTCAAGAGTTTAAGGGAGGGAGGTGGTAGTTCGGAGTTCGGGATTGCCAACACCACCACCGGACTCATCGCATTGCTTCCAGAGCACGGCGCACGCGTTCGGGTACGTAGTCACCGTTGTCTTCTGCTTCTTCCAACCACTCCTGTGCTTGTTCCTCAATATTGAAGGTGACAGGCGCAGCTCGCTCACGAAGGATTTCCACTAAGGTATCTCCCCGTCGAATCAGACGAAAGTTACAGACGTACTCGCTGATGTCGTACTCGAAGCTGAGGTTGAAGATTTGGTTCATCTGGTCACGCACCGCATCGAAGATCTCTTCGAGTTGGGTCGTCTCCAGTCCGTAATCAGCGATTTGTTTCTTGATGACTTCACAACACGCCATCACATTACCGCTTATACGGTTCTCTACCAGTTGGTAGAGGATCGACTCCAGGTTCAGGTACTGAGCAGCGGCACCGAAGTGATCGCATAGCGCAGTCTCCATAAACCCCAAGACCCGAGAGGTCTCAACCACCACCCGTCTAGGGTTTGATGGTGCTTCGGTATTTGTCCCAGAATAGTGCACGGTAATCTTCCCCGCGATTCAAAATGTAACTGTTACCCATCTGCTTGAGTGTGGCGTGATGCCAACTGGGTTCAATTGAGAAGGAGCTGGCAAGGTGGTCTTGGAGGAAACTGTCCAGAGGTTCGATCACCTCAAGCTCAATGATTTCACCCCATTTGAGCAAAGACGGGTTGGGATTTTTGGTTACGCCGACCACATTGGCAAAACCAGGAAAGATCCGTGCGATCAGACTCTCCATAACCTCGACTTCAAAGGATACTAACATATCCTTACGGTCCACCAGATTCAGCTCCTGCTCATCTTCATACCACAACATTAGATCACGCAAACGCATGATAAAGAGGTGCCGCACCACGTGGGTACACACCGAGTTGCTAAAACGCAATTCTTCTTTCGGGATCATCCCTTCTTCGATGATGTCGTGAAGTCTTGCCTTTAGGAACTCAACCCAATCACGGGTGGGGATAACGTATTTCACAGGTTAATCCTTTCTTTAAAGGGGTCGGCCACTTCACTAAGATGTTATAGGTTTGAAACTTCTTAGGATGCGTTACAAGGGGTTCTCTATAAAATACGTGGTCAGGTATTGTTTAACAGACGAAAACGTTATCTGGCGCTTCCTAGAGGGCTTATAAAGGATTTAAGGAAAAGGCGGCATAAAGGGAGGGGCGAACCCCTCCCTCTACACCCCACCTTCTGGGTGGAAAGGAGTAAACTGACCGGCCTGGTAACGTACGAAGACTTCCCCTTAAGCAGCCCTGTACCTACCAGCGATGTTCTCTGTACGACACAACACCGTTCCCGAGTCGTTGTTGCATCAGAACATACACCAGCCTCGTTCACCCACTGAAAAACCGCTACCCCGCCCTACGGATTGTAATAACTTTGCTCGCTCCACCGTGCGCAAACAAACAAATGAACGGTGGCAAAGTCCGGGTCACTTCTGTATTCATCCACACAGCTTTCACCGAGACCCATAACTCGGTTATCCGTACACACGGAGCAGCGCCATAGACGTTGCCAGCGGAGAACACTCGGTGTTAATCCATTGTCCGTGAAAGCCAACGGATTTTTTTTTTCAGTACCGATTAGATCGCATACTATAGGGCAAAGCCCCGAGAAAAAAAAAAGGAGGCCGAAGCCTCCTGAGGTTTTTGTGCCACCTCAGGGAATCTGAGGCAGTCCAACGAGCTGAGAAACAAGGTTGCGGCGGTACTTATACCATCCATCTGGGTGGGTGTGTAATCCGGCTTCTTGGCTAGCACGACGGATGCTGTCATCGTCCTCAAAAAGCAGGGGTACCGGAAAATAGCGATAGCAACCAGGTTGACCTGAACGTACCAGTGTGTGTTTGGAACGTCCCTCCCAATTACCAGTTTCAATACCTCGCTTGATCAGTTCGATCATGGAGGTGCCTTCATTAGACAGGCTCTGAATGTTGGTGTAGTGGGTGTGAGTCCGCGCAGGGTCATCCAGTTGCGGGGTGATGTTACGGATGAAGACAGTCCCTTCTTCATCATGTTCAATCGTATTGCCGTTATTAAGCCGCACGTAAGACTTATCGGCATTAATGGTAATATCTACCATGAGTTTTACTCCACGTGTATTTCCGTACGAGTTGATAGGACTGGTATTCGAATGCAAACGACACGCACCCGAAGGCCAAAGGTCCCCACCACCCTAGGAAAATGAAAGGGATGATACCGACCACAACAGTCATAAACGTCAAGCTGGCTTGGTCAGTTGCTGACTTCAACCAAATCTCAACGGCCTTCCCCCCCAACACTGCTAGGCAGAGTGCTCTAGCGCCCGCATAGAAAGTCCACACCATTGCGATACGATGAGTTAACGCAAGGCCTGCCCATTTATATATCCCCAGCATCCCTACTGCTATGATGAGGTAGATCACAAAAGGTATTACACCCTTGCTAGTTTTCATGTTGGCTACTTCTTATTTCCGTTTTAGTTTTAGTCTCACCGTTAGGAGCACGTCCCATGACGGCTAAACTTACTTCCCTCTTCGACACAAATCTCAGTTTGGTTTATAGTGCCGAAGGGATCGAGTTGGTTGATGCGGCTAAACGCCGTGACGCACCCTCGATTTACATTCTGTTGACGGACACCAAGACCCAGTTTAGCAAAGTCAGTAAACTGATTACGGGTGATCCCTACAACCATGTGTCCTTGATGTTAACCGACAGTTTCGACGATCCTATCTACACCTACGCCTTGAACAACGGCATCAGTTCACTTAAGGGCGGTTTCATGGTGGAAGATCGTTCTAACTTGTACGGTTCATTTTATTCGCTTTACGAGTTAAAAGTAACAGGCGCAGCGTACCGTCAGATCAAGGAACGGGTAGAGTACCTTGCGGCAAATCCCAATCAGACTCGGTATAACCATCTGGGTTTGTTCAACGCCATCTTCCGCAAGAATATCTTTTCCTCTGAGGACGGGCAGATCTCCATCTGTTCTGAATTCGTGGTTGAGGTCTTACGCTTTGGCGGCATAGAACTCTTAAAGGGTAGACTCGGTAGCACCATCCGGCCTTACGACCTGGTGCGCTCCAAGCTACTGAAATTTGTACGCCGAGGCAAAATCAACTAGACGGCATAATTAGGAAACGCCCCCGTCTCGACTCGAGTCAGGTCTGAGTGTCTTTTGCTTCGCTGCTGCCTCAAAGGGCTGCTGCTAGCTTGGACTACTGCCTGGGCTGCGGCCGAGGGGGGGTGTTCTTTACTGCTTTTGAAGCTATCAAGCAAACCCTAGGGGGGTGGACAGCTGATAGAGGCCGTTCGTCCTAGGTGTGTTACTATTAACGACTGCTGGGTTGGTAAACCCTTTACTGCCGAACTTAATCGGTTCATATATATAGCGCATCAATAGACGCTTCTATCTTAAACCATGGCCCTGAACCCTGTGAACTGGCGGGGGGTTTTATGCCGCGCGTTAAAAGGCCGCGGACTCACCTCAGATATATGTTCAAAGATAGACGCTCCGTTGACCGCCAGCACTGACCGAACCACCCAAATGACTTGGCGCCATTGGTAGCATAAGGTCAGCATGATGAGTAGCAGAAAGAAAAAGATTCCTTGTATGCTCGCATGGACGGTTGATGGGAAATAGGAGACGTCTGCGCCTTACAGGCACCTTAAGCCTGGGGTGCGAATCTCCCACCAATGTGCGTCGCCTAGGCCAACTCTCATCCACTACAAACCCGTAAGCTGTTTTAACACGGGGAATATCGATTCCTTCTCGTGTTACTGCCTCGTGTTGAAAGGACCGTAAAGTGTAAGCCTTCTGCGACCAGCCGTTGGAGGTGGTATAGTAGCCGACATCCACACCCTGAACTTCAACCCCCGCTGGGATTCCCTGATTCAGCAAGTGCGCCAACGCCAATGCACCCATACCACCGATGATCAAGACTCTTATACAAAGCCCCTTATTAAAAATGGTGGGTTGGTAGAGCGACCAGGAAAAGGTATCGCTCTAGGCTCCAACCCCACCAAAACCTTAACAGACCATCTCGGGAACCGGGATGCCCAACTCTTCGCACCGTTTCTCCAAATCAGCTTGGGCTTGTTGAAACTGCTCAATCCGCTTCAAAGTCTCTTCTCGAGCCTTCGGATTCGGTGTGGGTAGCTTCAAGTCGCTTAACTTGATTGGACGGAGCATGTGGTGTCCTCATATGGATAACGTTCGAGCATCGCGATTCGCTTGCGAGTCAAACCCATACACAGTACAAACTGGAACAATCCCAGCCCCACTGCCGCATGCCAGGAAAACAAACTTCCAATGGCTGCACCTATCACTGCACAGAATACGACGAACAAGGTGCGTAAAACCAAATACTCTTTTTGCTCTTGCGTCACGATGATGAAGTCCTATTTCAATGGTGGTGTTTAAGACAATGTATTACCAACCAGCGCTGGGCGGTGGATTGTTATTAATCGTAACCTTCTTCGTACGGACCCAACTACGAATGTCTATCCGTGTGGGTGCTTTGGTCATACGAATGGTCTCCTTTGTTTTGTATTCACTCTGGAAGTTATTGACCGCATTCCCAACTAACTCCCAGTGGTCTGTCGACTTGGGTTTAAACTCGTGGAGGAATACTGGACACTCCAAAAGTTCCTTAAGTCCCACCTGTCGATGTTTGGACGATAGTTCAATCACGAGTATGTCACCCTCGATCTTAAAACGATCTAACTCAAAAGACTTCTCGATAGACGACGCCCATCCGAGTCCTATGGCCGATTCTTTATCCGTGGTAGCGTAAAGGTACCGGTTGGATTCAGTCTCATCCCATTTAATTTCTTTTCCCGTGTGTTCATAACCTGGCTTTAATACAAGGTCATTAAAGCCAGTGCCGTGATATAATTTACTGGGAAGCATCTGACATCCTTACTTATCCCAAACCGATGCCCGAAGGACGATTAACCACCAGATGTTTCTCGGGGTCGTACTTTTCTTGCGGGAACTGGTTGTGCCAGGGTTGGCTCATGCAGCAGGTACAGAGCCACTTACCTGACGGCCACGGTTGTGATACCGGTGACAGCTCATCAAGGTCAACCGTTCCACAATTGTCGCAAACAAACAAGTGGCTCATATAGTACCTCTTACAGAACCAAACCGTCGTCTTGTGCTTCGTCCAGATCCACGATCTTGCGGGTCTGTACGCGGCTATCGCGACGAGCGTTGTAGTCGTTACGGGTTTCCTCGAGCTTCTCGTAAGTCGCGCCGAGGTGTTGGGTCGAGATCACGAAATGGATCTCTTCGATGTCCTGCACCTTGTGCTGGAAGTAACCAGTTGCCGAGTAGTCCGGCACCGGATCGGTAAGATGCGGTTGGTCACGATCAGCGTAGAGGCTGGCCACCGAGATCGGATCGGTGATGCTCTTGGCCGACTTCTGGTCGATGAAGATGTCCAGCAGCGAGAGCTGCGGCGCCACTTCGGTCGAGTGGTTGTAACGCAGCCAGTGACTGACGTCTTTGGTATCCAGCTCGGCATTCTGACGCGAAGCCAGGTACGACAGGCAGGAGGTAGCGAACGCCAGCTTTTTGTCCACCGCGCTGCGGGTGTTGTCGCCACCGTTGTGCAGGTAGTAGGTCACGACAGGGGCCGATTCCTTCTTACTGATAGCCGCCAACGATTTCAGGGTGTTGACGGTGTTGTTGGCAGTGATGTTCGATTCCGAAGAACCGGCAGTCAGTACCACGACCGGCAACCCGCGCGCCAGCAGTTCGGAGACGATCAGCGGACCCAGAACAGAACCCGAGCCACCGGAGGCCGAGAACACGACGATGTTGAACTCACCAGGCTGCTGCGATTGCAGGATGTGCTTGATGGAGCTGGAGATCTGAGCGTGGTTCTCACGACGCACCTTACCGGAACCGTCGGTGTTGTCGAGGATGTAGATCTTTTCCTCGGGGATTTCCGGAGTCAGGTTGGAGCGACTGGTGTCGATGAACGCCGGATCGATCGCAGCGAACCCATCACCTCCCTGACTCTTCAGGTAGTTTGCAGCGAAATTGACCCCGAGGCCCCCACACCCAAAAATTCGAACGGTACCGACACCAGAAACGTTTTTATCGCTCATATGAATTCACCTTGTATTCAGGTTAAGTTTAGTACATAGGGATTACCGTTTATAGGTTGGGTAGATCCCTACATGGGTTTATGCTGGCATCTCTTCAAAGAAATACCAAACACATATCTTTTTTTACTTACAACAAATCCACGAGGTCGCGTTGTTCTTGAAGCTCCTGTTTAAACGCCTGTGTGTACAGGTTTGGATAGCGGGCATAACCTTGACTACCAAACTTCTCTTTAATGTGTGTCAATGCTCCTTTACGGGCGGCTTCGTGATTATCCCCTCGATGGAGTCGATACTCAATGGCGCGTTGGAGCATGCCTTTAAGATTCTTATCCGGGAACCCCCGATCTGCTGAGGACATCAATTCAGCAAACTGGTTGGTAAACGGCTGCTGGTTAGACGCCCGGTGTTCACGACAACCTGAGGCCACCAAAGAACGCTCTTCAGGGTCCAATTGAGCGATCAGTGGGTAATCAGTAGTCATGATCCACTCACCGGACATCAGGTGGTGGTTGTAACGACTCCACGAAAACAAGTCGTGGAAATAAGCAACCAACAGAATAAGTTTGGGGTTAAAACCCAAACGTAATTTATTGTTGATGTGGAGTCCTGTCAACTCTACGTTGCGGAAATGGTCTACTCGATGGGCGGCATCATTCAACGACCACGCATGAGAGAAGTCACTGATGATGGTGAGCCGCATGTCATCGAGTTCATCTTTGTTCGACATCTTCATTCTCCTAAGAATTGCTGGGTTGGGTTTATTTATCGCTGAGGGCAAAAGCCTTGTTAGCGAACTCGAGGGCTTTTTTCATACAGGCATCTTTAACCGGACCTTCACGATGACTGTCAGCTTCAATAACCATCAGGTCGGCCTGTTGAAAGAACTGCTCCGCCTTACGACGGTTCTCCCAACGTTTGACTGCATGTGCTGCACGCTTTCCCCAATGTACAGGGTTAATCCATTTGAACATGATAGTGCTCCAATCGACTGAAGGCTGGACATTACTTCCCACAGATAGTATACACCTGAATTATTTTCCAATAAGAGATTGACTTACCCGCAATTTTATAGAAGGGGAAACTAACGTAGGACCTTAACTATGAACGCCATTCAAAAAGCTCTAAAGGACATTCGAACCAGTATCCCCAAAGAGATCCTGGAACGTACGTTCTTAACCCAAAACATGTCTGCCTTCGGTGGACGTCATAACTTCCAACCTTTGTCGTTGGATCAACGCATTCGTGAGGCTGTGATCGATGGAATTGTTTTGCCGGATTGTCATCTTGTGGGTGGCACTGAAGTCACTGTCCCGCTTGGCTCAGTACGTCCCGAGTACGTCAACTCGTACAACCTCGTTTATCGGGTGCCGAAGCACCTCACCCAACAGCGCAGTATCGTCCGTGTTCTCCATATAACCTTCGGTGATGGCGGTATCGCAGGGTCGATGAACCTAGGCCTTCAAGGCCGCTCTGCGGTATTGGACAAAGCCCAAGGGGTTTTGCAGTCACGCCTGCCGATTCCGATTGTCTCTACCGCCAACATTGAGTTGATCGGTGAAAACACTGTACTGGTGCGAGAGAACATTGCCATGCCAGGCAATCCGTACCTGCGGTGTGTGGTCGAGAACGATGCTGAACTCAATGGCTTCTTACCTGCAGCCATTTTGGTGTTTGGTAAGATGTGTGTGTTGGCCTGTAAGGGCTACATCTACAACAACATCAACATCAGTATGGACCAAGCCCAGCTCTCGGGTGGTATGGCCTTAGGTCGGTTTCGTGAAGTGGTGGACGGGTATTCCGACGCCATGGAACAATACCAAACCATGTTCGATGAACGCTGGCGAAAGGTGGCGCTCCTCAGTGACCCGAGTCAACATTCAAGACACCTTAAAATGATTACTGGTGGTCGTTGGGGCTAACACAACCAGAGGAGGGGACGGTCCCCTCCTCGTAAGGATTTCTTTATGACTCTTAAAAAACCCCCGTATCAAGAAGGTCCCGATAGCACCTTCCGTCATATGGACAAAGATTACCAACTCGACCCCCTACTAGCCGATGCTGCGAAGTTACCTGTCAAACAAGTCCATACCAACCAATTGGAATGGAACTTACGTTTCGGGGAACCGGACCCCATCCGCTTGAAAGAGGCTGATACCCGGTACCCCATCATCATCACTGAAGAGCCTCGGTTTGGTTGGGTGATCCTTGATGGCTTTCACCGCTTCTGTAAGCTGATCGAACAAAAACGCACTACCTGTTCGGTACGGATCATTCCCAGAGAGTGGCTCAAACGCTACAGGGTGTCTCTGGAGAGCGATTCACCCATCACGGTAGGTCGAGCTACCTTAGATCAAGCTAAAGCCTTCCTGGAGCCTCTGGGGATCATTTACAACCTCCCTCAAATGGGTGCCATCAACTACTCAGACGTCCCGCACCAATACACCTTCGCCTACCAGCAAGAACAACCCGTAGGACTTCTGATCACCACCACCTTACACAACGACTTCGTGTCTTTGAACGTCAACCCAGAAGCAGACTACATCCACGTAGGCGGTACGCTGTTAAATTCTGTAAGGATCAATCAGGTATTGGTCAGGACAGAGGACGAGGCGTTAAACAGCCTACTCAAGTATGCAGGGTATCGCCTGGCTGAGTCTTTGGTGAAGTATAACCTTTACCGTAAAGTCTTCTCTGCCTCTGAGTTCCTCTCTATTCAGTGAAAAAAAAAAGCAGGGCATAAAAGCTACAGGGGAGCTAGGCTCCCCTGTATGCCGTTACCACACGTAGTTACGAGCAGCAGTAGCCGCTTGAGAGAAGTCCAAGTCGAACAAGAACGTTCCCACAGGCGTTACCGCCTGATACCGATGTGCACTCGGGGTTGGGTTAGACCGACGAGCAAAGAACTCAGGGTCTTCCAACTGTACCAAGACTTCATGATGACGTCCTACCACGTCTACCAGAGCACCCAGTACTTTAGGTTCCAGTCGCCCAGTCAGCTCCAGGTTACGACTAGGGTTTTCGCCGATTTTCTCACGGATGACCCGTAAGGCTTGAGCGTAGCGTGCACAGACGACTTCGTTATCTTTCCAGACGTTGTTTTTCATGTTAAGTGTTGGCTCGTTGTTGTTGGTTCACTTACACCCCAACTCCACTGGAGGTTACGTTGGTTAGGTGCTTGTGTTTAATAGGGTTAGTTAACAGTAGAGACGTAAAAGGTTTTTCAAAAGCATAGGAAGGGAATCTTCGATTCCCTGCTCTTTAGCCCCCTTTCCCCCGCCAGTTCATGGCCTTTACGCTACGCTCCAAGACCATTCACGCGAGTGAAATGGGATTGGTTTAGCTGTCAGTCAGTCCTAGTATCTCCGCTTACGCTTCGCTACTACTCCTTCCTTCCGCTTTTATGTCAAAGCCATACCGAAGTAATGTAAAAAAATACTGACACAGGAAAACAAGACTAGATAACCCTAAGAGATACCCCAGAGGGGATCTAAAAAAGCAAACATTTATCTATGCCCCGCCGCCCCGCGCTGCCCGCCGGCATAACCGGGCGCAACGGCCGAAGCCGCCCGCCCAGCCTACTTAGCACGCTGTGGCTACGTACAAGGCAGCATCTTCCAGAGAAGTCACTACCGCGATGCCTTTCTGTCGCAATGCGTCCACCGCCAGCGCCTCAGGACGCTTGGTGACCACCACCGAGTTCTCAGGGTTGTTCATCGCAGCGTTCAGAAATTCTTCCTGAACAGCCTGACCCAGATCCTCTTCAGGCAGTACATACACCTGAGTGGCTTCACTCAACAACTCTTCGGTGAGTTCGGCTGCATGCTCTTGAAGCTGGATGGTTTCCAGCGAAGGGATTTCTACACCCCGCCCAGGTAGATTCCATACCCGGAACTCTTTGTAAGAGTCCTGGAGGATCTGCTCCCATTCACCCGATTGGATGTTGCCATGGAAGATCACACTGCGTTCAGGCTCGAAGCCCTCGAAGAGAGGATGTTCGACGCTGTCGTCGTCCACCACGCTTTCTTCGTGATTTTCCATACTGAGTTGGAAGATGTCACGGACGCTCATTGTCGGTACCTCAGCTAGTGGCTAAGAATGTGGATAAAAAAAAGAAGAGTCGAGCGCATCCCTTAGGATGCACCCGACTTCATAGGTATTACGTTGTGGTGATGAAATTGCGCAGATAGACTTTACGGCTGAAACCAACGTTCTGAGCAAAGAGGATCAGGAGGTGTCCGTCACCACTTTCTTCTGGACACAAGGCCACATTGATACCCGCAGCTTCCAAGCGAACCAGGTTCTTACGGATTAGGCCTACATCAGACACCAACAGTGCTCGAGCCGAAGTCATCATCGCATTGATGTGGCTAGAGAGGTCCAGGCGCAGCTCTGGGGTGTCTTTACCTTGCAGTGCAGACTTCAGGACATCGAAGCGCAGGATCAGGCTTCCTACGGCATCGGTCTTGAACGTTGGACGAATGGCGTCGGTTACCACACGCTGTTCTTGTGTCGGTGTCGCCTCATGGTGCGCCATGTCCGCAGCCAAGTCATTACCCTTGTGTTGAGACCCTTCACTTTCCATAAAGGTCTGTAGGTTCTGGTTCAATGCATCCATGTCCAGATGGAAGTGGGTATCGGTGTTCAGAGTGTCGATGGTATTCATGGTACTTTTCCTTAAAAGTCAGACAAGTTTATTCTTCGAAGCGTGCTTGGATATTCTTCAAGGTTTCAGCAGCTGCTTCTTCACCGTACTCTTTGCGTACGATATCGAGCATCTCCACAATCTCATCACGCAACATGATGGTGGCGTTATAAGCAACGGTGACGTGTACCGCCTCATCGAAGTAGCGTTCAGAATCCTCCACCATCGGGAATCGGCGGAAGAGGTCAAACCACATACGGGCAACTGCTACTTCAAACAGATACAGCTGTTCCAACAAACGGACCATCACACACCCTCCTTAGGGCTATAGACTGGGGTCCGAAGACCCCGACGGTTTTTACTGACCGACGTTCATCTGAGCGTAGGCTTTCTTGTTATAGCGATCGACCATGCTCTTCTGCATCTCAACCAAACGCAGACCGAGATTGGGGTTGCCGGGAATGCCGAGAATGGTATTGAACTCGTCGGAGGTGAGTTCGTTAGGATACATCCAACGCAGCTCCCGTGGTAGGTTGGTCACCACGATCACAGCATCGTGTGGTTGAACCTTATCAAGCTTCCGGGCACGGCGCTCGAATATCACCAGATTGCCCAGAGGACTGCCGATGATGATCCCATTACGCATCATGTTGTCCACGAAGCGTACCACTTCACCGTCTTCCAACTCAAGGTCATCATGGACCAAGTGATCGAAATACCCGGTTCCGTTATTCCACTTGGGATCGAATGGTACGAAGCGTTCGATCTTGGCCAACACATTGTCGATCTGACGGATAGTGGGGTGAGTCATTGTGAATCTCCTGAGATTACGAGGGTTAATGAATAAGAGTTTGTAACTTATTCCCTTGAGTAATATGTATTTGAAAATATTTTATTTGGTATCCTGTGACTCCCAAGCCTTAGGACATAAACCATGGCCTCCACTATCAAGGACACCTTCAAGAAGGAATTGTCCTACCTTGAGATTGACAGTAAGTTGGTCAAACGGTTGGCCAATTTCAAACACAGCTTCATTAACCGCAACGACGACCACATCAAGTTCTTTGGGGGAAACCTCCTCGGGGTTGAAGTCGTCCGTTATCTGCAAGCCGACCGGGACACGTGGTTCGGGGAAGTGTTGGATATTGACGATGACGCCCTGACAGAATCACTCTACTCCTTGGAAGTGATCAACGAAGAATACAAACGTACCTCGGACGTGGTGAACCTCACCAGTGCGTGGTTGCTCCATGCGCTGTACACCTCCAGTAAGCTGACGGTGCGTGAGAAAGAACAAGCCATGATCGATGTGGCGTACATGCTTCAGGTCAAGTTCATCACCAGCATCTTCGCCCACTACTTCAAATACCCAGCCGACAAAGAGTTGGCCCAAGCGGTCTACGAGTCGTTGAGTAAGAAGTATGCCTTGAAGCAACACGGTAGCTGGCATGCGTTGTTTACCGCCCGTTCACAAGACATCATAGCTCGCAACGGTATTCATCATAAGACGATCAAAGACTTTACAGACGATGATGCAATTTTGTACCTAATTACAGACGTGCAGGGTCGTATCCGTGAAGTCGTCAAAAAGATGTATGCGGTAATGATCGAGCTGAAGGACAATCAGCAACGCATTTCGTCGACCAGCAGTACGGTGGCCATCGATGGGGAGAATATCCTCAAAGACCGCCAGCGCAGCATCAGCAACTACAAGCGGTATATCCACACGATCATCGTAGACCGCGACACCTTCATTCGCAATGAGGTTTTGTCGGTGATCAACGATGCCATGCACACCATGCCTCCGAAGCTTCTAGTCGAGGTGTTGGAATACTGTTCGGCGAACTATGGTAAGGCTCGACATGAGAACATCGGTGAACTCTGTGACGAGACCCTGCTCCATGCGTTTGAGTTCTTGTCACAAAACCGTGCCTTGATCCGCAACCAATCGAACCTCTCGAGTCTGGTCAGTCGCCTTCGAAACCTGTACATGGCATCGAAGATGAATGACCCAACCCTCCTCAAGATGAAGAGATTGGCTGAAGAGATCGTCTCTAAGTCAGCTACCACCAAGTCCAGTTCGGTTCAAGCGAGTCTGCGTACAGGCTTGCAACTGTATATCGTCTTGCGCACGTTCACCATGGAGTATTACTCATGATCAAATTAGGTCGTAGTAGTGACACGGTGTTCGAACATTACGCTGCGTACCCGAAGTTACCTTTTGGTCGGGCTCGAGAGTTCCTTGAAGTCAAAGATTCTCAAGTGGTGATCAAACGACAAACCACGACTGAGTACGTCCATTGGGGTATTTTCTCGTGGCCCAAGCGTAAGAAGGTCAGCTTCATCATCTACGTGACACATTACTTCCGCAACGGCCTAACCGGCGGGGTAGCAATGTACAACGTGGATAAAGGCGTCTTGGAAGAACACGTAGAGAAGTGTTACCAGCATCCACCGCGTCCTAACTGGATTGTGTTGACATAAAAGGCTAGAGAGGAGGCGTTGCCTCCTCTCTTATGCCGCTTACCAATTGGCGTACAGCTCATCGACCTCTGCTTGCGACAACAACTTGTTGTAAATCACCAAATCAGACACCAACCCCACGTTCTTCTCCCCCGTCTCCAACTCGTTAATCGAGCCGCACAGGTAATTACCCAGAGGCGGTCTGTAATTGGAAGCCTGAAGCAACGACAAGACACCATTGATGTAAATGCGATAGTTGCTACCGTCATAGGACAACGTCAACATGTGCCAACCTGTTGCTCCGATGGCATCAGGTGCTCGGTAACTAATGCCGTTGAAATGAATGTACGGACGCCCAGGGTAGGTCGGACTCAACTTAAAGGTAAAGTTTGCCTGATTACCTGAGTAGGTAAAGAAGTGTTGATAACCGTCAAGACTTCGTGCGTGATACCACAGGTTTATTGTCCATTGTGCCGGTAGCTGAAGATCAGTCATCTTGATCCAGCCGGCGTTGATAAAGTCAACACAATCGCGACCATTCAACTTACGTTCAAACGCATTAAGTCCTAACGTGGTGCTGGGGTCATACAACTGGGCTACGCTCATCCCTGTGGCATAGTGTCGCAACTTATTCTCTTCTAGGTAGTAATTGACCCCAACCTTCAACCACTTCGCATTGTGCTTCTGCCATGTCGACCGCGGCTTAAGCCAGGCTCCTTGTCGTTTAAAGCGGGTAAGCCCAATTCCCCACTTACCGTTAGCTTTAACTTTCATGTCGGCTCCACCGTTTTAAAGCGGGTTAGGTCTACCCATTCATACGATTTCTGGACCAAGGCGGCAAAAAAAAACAAGGGAGCCTAAGCCCCCTTGTTAAAACGAACATCGTTCATTTGAAGAACTCGACGACCTCATAACGGTCATTGACTTGGGTTTGTTGGATGATGCGGCCTTGTGAGTCGACAATCAGACCGATACAGAGTTGCGGGAAGAGGTAAAAGCGTCGCGAGGAACGACTGTCGGCGAGAGTGATGCGGTGATACATACGGTCATCCCACGTACCGATGGTTCTCGACATCGCGTCGGTTTCCAGACTTTGCATAGGTTTGAGCGCAGTATCGACCTTCTCTACGATGTAACCGTTGGACACCATTTGGTGACCGTAGCGCAGTTCCATCACAGGAACTAATTGGGAGGTTTTTGCTTCTTTAACTTTCATGGCGTTATTCCATAGAGTTTGGGGTGTATTGTGGGTTGAGTACAAAGACATCGTTGTCACGAACTTCGTAGTCCGTACAGTAGGTGCCCCTCCCGACGATGTCAAGTTGACCAATCAGGCGACGGATCAGGAAGGGGAGGTTTTGCCAATAACCTTGTTTTACCCTTAGAAAGGCGTAGGCTACGTCGTTGGTGGTGTAACACAACCGTTCTTCTTCGTCGCGGTAGAACGACAGTTTGAAGGCTAAAGGTTGTTTAATGTTGGGATGTACGGTGAAGTTCTCAATCTCCACCACAACTTCATCACAAGACAGGTACTGACCCACCACGGTCAGCTCTGCCCAGTCGGGCGTACCTGGGTTGTCGTTCTTCAGCGCTTCGAAAGCACCACCCTCCATTCGGTCACAGAAGTAGAGATACTCCTCCCCTATTTGAGCATAGTCAACGTAAGCGACCGGCGTAGTGTTCAACAACACATTCAAGTCGGTGCGCTCAACCTGCTCAAGTTCGTTGGTGTAGTAAACTCGCTCTATGGTGAAATCGGGGTAGATGGTCTCAAACTCGCTAAGGGAGTGACCGCTAGGGTTAATCACCTTCAACGGACTGTAGAACCAAGTACTTCCGGAGCCGTAAGAGAAGAGTTGGTAAGGACGTGCATAGTCAGCCAACTCCCCTGCAATGTATTGTTTGTTGAGTAAGAGGTAGTAGTACCACCCCATCAACCGAACCGGCTCTGGTAGCGTGGTGTTGCTACGCTCGTTCTTCTTGAAGTGAACCTGCCCGTAATTCTCTGCTGGGTTTTTGTAGATCATGGCGTGGACTTGGCTTTTCGGACCGCGTCCTGCCACCATTTCCCAAAACAAACGCCGTTGTTCTTCCTGACCCAGTATATCAATCTGGGTGGCCGTAAGTCGCAGGGCTTGTTCGATGCCAGGGATCATACTGGCCATCCCTGAAGATGAGAGGATTGATTGAGCGATGTCTTTACAAGCCCGACTGTAATCATTGTTCATGGAGGATATCCTCGTTGCGTTTAAGGTTAGGCTGAAAGCTCTGCGACACGCAAAGCTTCTTGTGCAATTGGGGTGTTAAGGAACTGACTAGCCCAGACTTGACCTTCAGGGGTGTACAGATTGATCCGGTGTTTAACCTCGGCCTTTTTGGCAATCTGTAGGGTGGTATTGGTACCACCGCGCACTTTCTCGGTTTTACCCACAGGAATGGCCCAATACACCAAGTACTCAACCTTGTCTTGAAGACTAGCCCCATGTATCTGCATGACGTTGCGACTGTGAAGATTGATACCCCAGTCATCCAACCCATGAAAGCTTCCGCGCGCTTCGAGTGCCATTTGTTTGGCCTTCTCAAAGGTTGGGAACCGTTGAGCATTGTAGAAAAAGTTCTTCGGATCAGCTTTCCTGCCCCGCACCCACTCATCACACAAGTAAATACGTGCACCGATCTTACGGTAAAAAGGACTCAACAGAGCACCCTCCCAGAAGGCTCTATCAGCCCCTCTGGCGTCACCTGAAGATAATCCGTACCCTAGGGCATAAAAGACCACAGCAAGCTTCTGCATGAGCTTACAGACGTCTTCCGGTGTATCCCGACTCCCAACCCCTGCGAACCAACCTTTGAACTCGGGTGTGGACATGGTCAATCCTTAACAAGCTTGAGTTCTTTACGAGCATTCATTGCTACCTTGCCCAAGTAGTCCTTCTTATCGAAGGGGATACGGTAAACAATGGCTACGTGGTCTGTTGTGTCGGTGCGATTCATGACGTAGTGTTCAATTGAATCGACATCGCCCACGCGAAGGTGCGTAAACACCTCGGTCAAACACCCCTGCATCCAATCCGCATACTGCAACATGTCGTTGTTATCAGCATCGTACATGATCACATGAAGGTCGTTACAGGTGTGCTCAACATCATTGACGATGAACAAACACCCCTCTCCCCGAGAGAGTTCTATCTCGCGGTATTTAAAACCCATTTCAAAATGCTTACCACTAAACGTTTCGATACACCCCAAATAGTTCAAAGGGTTGGTGGGTAAGATCTTCTCGTCACGAGCAAAGACAATAAAGACAACAGACATAATTTATTTTCCTTAAAAGAGGGCATAAGTAATCGGGACCGAAGTCCCGATTGCCAAGGTTATTTACAGACAGCTTCCCTTTAAACGCGCGGAGTGACGACCCCGGTCTGGAACATATATTTGCCTTCGCGGTCGGCGTAGGACGTTATGCAGTCTTGGTCGCTCTCGAAGAACAAGAACTGTGCAATACCCTCATTAGCGTAGATCTTCATCGGTAGGTTAGTGGCATTAGAAATTTCAATGACCACATTACCTTCGAACTCAGCTTCGATCGGCGTCACGTTGACGATAGCACCGGCACGCGCCAGGGTTGATTTACCAACAGCGATAACCGTAACGTTACGCGGAATGCGGAAGTATTCCACAGTACGGCCCAAAAGGTACGAGTTCGGAGGTAGGATCACGTACTCGTCGCCGGTTTCATCAGTGTGGACCACCGCATCTACCAAACACTGGGTGTCAAAGCGCTTAGGGTCGATGATCGCTGAGTTGAGGTTGGTAAAGAGTTTGAACTCGGTAGACAACCGCACATCGTAGCCGTAGCTGGAAGTACCGAAAGAAATCAGCCGTTCCCCTTTGCGATAAAGACCACCGTCCTTTTCCACTACCTCGTCTTCCAACAATCCATTATAGTGATCGAACTTATCAGACTCAGACAACGGACTGTCTTCACGGTAACGCACTTGGACACCTACGAAGGGTTCGATCATCGGCTTCCAGTCGATCTTGGCAAGATCCTCAGGACGCAAACGAGTTGCGATGTAACGCTGTTCTTTACTTTCGAGTTCTTTGGGGGTATGGGTGATACCTTCCCACGCCAGTGTAGTGTCACGACCATGAACGGTGTGAAGGGCATGGCTGGGAGGAGTAGATTGAGTAGCAATCCATTTGTCGGATTTGATCATGGTAGTGTCCTTAAGGTTAAGGTCAGTTGAAGATTCCTTTATATAGTTTAGGTTTTTAATATTTTTTAATGAGGGGTGGGGTGGCATAAACGGGAGTGTTACCTCCCGTTTAAGTCAGTGTCTGAGTGTGAACTCGAAGTCCCGCATACCACGCAGGGATGAGGGGTAGTAACGATTCTCTGTATACGCCGGATAGGACAGCACATCTAACCCTGTGACATATACACCTTCAGGAACCGTGTAGGTGTAGCGTTCGCCGAGTACGTTGCGCGTTACCTTTTCTTCAAAACCTGCATCCCCTTTGTATATTAGTTGTCCTGACGGACCATGAGCCCACGCATCGATGGTTCCGATGGTTTGAGTCGTCCCGTTACTCAAGTGAATCCTGATGTAGTTGAGGTGCAAACCTTCCACTGGGTTGTTGTAATACCCGGTGAATGTTGCACTAACCTTACGGATTTTTGATAAGGTGTCGACAGAAAACTTGCTAACCATAGGCGGGTAGTTATTTTGAACGGTCGGATAGACATCGCGGTACCATCCGCGCACACTGTCGTATACCCACCCAGAAGGGTTTGCGATAACGTCAGAGATTTGAGTGAGACTCAGTAACTCAATTCCGTCAATGACTCGCCACTCCCCGCTTTGTTTTAACAAGGTGCTCTGAGGAGTGATCCAACCAAGGTTTGTCAATCGGGCCTTAAGGGAACCTTCCGACCACTTCCCTCCTGCTTTAACTTTCATGACGACCCCTTAAATCAAAATGCGATGTTGTACTTGTGTGGTCGGTAGATCCCGATAGGTTCTATACCACACCCGAGTAGTCCCGTACTGTGGCTGCCAGTTATTACTAACGAAGTGAAGCGGAATGTCGTTAAACATACCAATCTGTGGCCACGGAATATGCGTTTGGTTTCCCGCCATGTGGAACGTAAACCATCGTAGCGCACCTACGCCAATCTGTGAGTCCATACCCCACTCACAACTCGCCCAGATGATGTTGTTGTCAAACAGGTTAAAACGATCAGTGCTAATGTCCCCAGTGGGTACGTAGGACTGCGCATAACCGAAACGTTCTCCATAAGACGGAAAGACGTGTGTGGGGATAATCAACAGGTCAATGATGCTAGCCGGTTTGTGCGGTTCACTGACGTCCTTCCACTGACCCCCGACTTTGGTAAACACGTGTTCGCCTTTGCGCCACACGTTGGCTTGCTTGAAATGGGGCAGTGTCTTTCTCCACGCCCCACCGGTACGTAGTCTCATGTTGGTATCCTAGAAGTTGTTAAACAGGGTCGTGGATGAGTTTGATGGTGAGTGTTTTACCGTACTGGCTCTTCAAGTACTGATGAACGTTCTTAACGCCATCTGAAAAGTATCGACGTGTGATCGTGTCAGAACTTCCCTGGTTCGTACTTTTGAACGGTAGTCGTCCCAAACCCTCGATTTCAACAGCGATGACTTTAGACGAGTCACCTTTAGCATACAGACCAAACTGGAAGCCTGTTTGATTGTCATCGGGTGAGTTGAAGTCACGGATCTCGAGACCACGGTAATACGCAGGAGAAACAGTGCCTGGGTCAGGACTGCCTTGTTTGTAGAAGCCGTACCACACCTGTGGGGCGTTGAATGTTCCTACCCTTATTTGAAACGTTTCAATAATTTCATGTCGTCGAGCTATTGTCCAAACCCCGTCGATTTTGTAGTAAACAATATTTCCTCTCACCCAACTATTCAGGCGCTTGAGTTTGAGGTCGTTAACGTCTAACCAACCCTCGTTAATTCGAATCTTCATAACAACCTCTGTCGTGTCAGGGGATTAGAAAAAGGTACCTTCATAAAATTTCTGAGGATTGCCGGCATAACCGGGAGGTTACCCTCCCGGCTAGCTCTTTATGCCGCCCGACGCCCGGTAAGGCCACCACGCCCCATGATCTTACCCCACGGGTTGAGGCTCTTCTGAACATGCGCCGCGTTGTGTGCACGCGCAGCTTTGATGTTGCGCAGACTACGTTCTTCCGAGGCCTTCTGGATCAGGCTGGACAAGCTGGTAACGGTGTCCTCATCCACACTGTCCATAGCGGCCAGTTTACGCGTGAGGTGTTCAAGCTTGGCTTCCAACCGCGCCACCACAAAGGTCTCTTTGGCATTAACCAACAGTTCGTAGACTTCTTCCATCTCCTTCTTCATCTTGTTAAACTGTGCCCGCTGATACAGCTCTTCAGGCGTCAGTTGTTTGTTGTTGCTAGTCACTGCAGACAACAGCTTACTGGTATCGATTCCATAGTGATCCAAATTACGACCCATGGTCACCAACCACTGTGCCAACAACCACGCAATGACCGTGTCATCATGACCGGAGGCCGCGTGATCGATTCGACCCTTCTTCACCACCAACCCACGAATCTCTTCAGACAACTGCTTGTCGTGTACCAAGTGCCCGCTGTCTTTCGCCGCATTCTGAAGAACCGGTCCGTAGAGTAGCGCACGGGTTTCGGCATTCGTGTTAAAGCCAAAGTAGCCTTTAGTCTCGTCGTAGAATTGTTCCGTCCGAGTACCCATGGGTTTACAGATGGTCTTGTAAAGGTCTGCTTTCTCATTGGAGTTCTCCACAATACGGTTGAAGATACGACGGAACGGATCTTCGCCCATGGCTGGCAACTTCAGGATCAAGGCATCAACGATCATCTGACCAGTCGACTTCTTCTCAGGAATCAAGGTGATGTTCTTAAACCGCACCAAGAACTCTGCCAAGAAGTTAGAGAACCGAATCAGGTTAGTCTCATTGACATTGAACGCACCCACCACCGACAAGTCCTTGGTGTTAATGATCGTCCCTGCAATCCCGTCTCGACCCACCGCTTCAGAGGTATCCAACCCCAAGATGAACTGGTCGGTCTGCGTCAAGCGCTGAAGGCTGACTTCATCGACATACCAACGCACCACGTACAACTCTTTGGACACGAAGTTGTACATCACATCCCGTACCGAGTTTTTGATCATCTCGTTGAGCTGTGGGGTCAACGGCGAGCTTTGTGTACCAGACGTCCAGACGTTGAAGAAGTCGCGGTTTGCTCCATCACCATAGGAGTTTGCCTCCGCCATGGTCTTGTACAACCACTCGTCGGTGTAACCCAATTGGCGGTGCGAGAAGGTTGCGTTGATCAGGATCTTACGACCAGGGTTGTTCTTCGCCACCATCTCATGGAAGGCTGCTTTGTCTACACAGTCAAAGTACAGTTCAGTCCACTTAGCACCGCCGTGGATCATGTCGTACATGTACTTGCCGTCGCGGTCATCCTTCTTACCAGCGGTTGTGGTGAAGATGTTACCGTGTGGACGGTTGTGTTTACGGGCTTCTTCACGCGCTGCGTTACCGGCCGCCAGCGCAGCAGGCAAAGTGATGCCAATGAAGTTAATGAACGGACCTTCGTCGATGTGGCTGATTGGTGAGGTCTGTCCACGACCCAGGTTGTTAGCACTGGATTCGGAGTTTTGAGCAACACCTGTGGAGTAGGTGTTCTCCCACTTCTTACAGGTGACTTCGAATTGGTTATCAGAGTCTGTACGACCCTTAGCGACCAAATAAGGTGGTAATAGATCCCGGATTTTCTTCAGACGTTCAACGTTAGCCTTACGCAGAGCATCGTCCTTTGTGATCATGTTGATACGAGAGTTACTCGTACCCAAGAACAGTAACCAGATCATCAAACAGTCAGTAGATACCGATTTACCTGTCTGACGAGGTTGGATCAAGGCGATGTCCATGTTGTTGATAAAGGTCCATGTGGTCGCCATGTTCCCCCGGTTGGCTTTGTAGGGAACCGGGTTAGGGCCTGCCACAGGTGGAATGCGCACTACTTCACGTAAGTAGTACCAAATGTTGTACCGGCACTCCAAACCAATCTTCATCTTGTAGGCATCGGACAACACTTCAGAATGTGGGTCAACCCCAATCAATTCCGGTTGCATAATCGCCAAGGGCCACAGGCAGTTTTTAATCCCCATCTCTTTTAGCAGGGAGCTGTAGCGTAGGAAAGATTCGTTCTTTGTGGAATAATCCACTCTGGCCATCGGGTAACGATGCCAATCGTTTCCAAACAAAATCATAGTCGTTACCTATTGACAGGGAAGCTGTATAGTCTATAGGATTGGGGAGCCCCTACAAAAGGCAAAAAAAAAGAGGCCAGAAGGCCTCTCTCAGAGTTGCTCCACCACGTATGTGGCGATGCCGTGATCCCGGAACTCCCGAAACAAGATCTCTGAGTACTCGGTGGCCGATTCCAACAAAACTTCTTCGACCTTGTAGTTGGTTGCTTCTAGTACCAGCAAAACTAACTCTTCAGACAAATCCAGGCGCTGTACATCATCAGTCGCCTTTTCAAGTTGGGTCAGTAAGTTCACGACTTGAGTGTGCTCTTTCAACTCATAAACCCGACTTTTCATTTCGGATGTCAGACTTCGCAACGTAACATTTACCATATCCATGTTCTCTTCCCCACTTTACGAATAAGAACTGTATAAAGTTTAAGCTGGAACGCCCAGAAACGCCAGACGATCTTCAATCAGATTCAGGCGCATTTCCAGAGCGACGATATTATCGCCGCTCAGTTGGGCATGTAGACCGTGATCGAAATATTCATCGATCACCGATTGGATCATTGCGACTTCATGACGAAGCTCAGCAGCCTGTTGTTTACGGCTTTCCAAACGCTGTGTGCGTTCAGCAGCCGCCATTGCTTTAACCTCAACCGGATCTACTTTTTCGATGGTGCGATGGATCTGCTTCATCTGGCGATCAAACAGCTTATCCAGGGCAGCTTCAAAGCTCATGGTGTTCATGATGGTTCTCCTAAGAACTCAAGGGTTAGATACAGGTTGTTGTATCCTATTCCTTTAAGTAATATAGATCTGAAATTTTTTTATTTGACCAAACGGCATAAACGGGAGGTTGCCCTCCCGTTTAGTCCAATCAGGGTTAACTGATCTGTTTGGTGTACATGACACCCATACCCAACTGTACGTCGGTCACTGCGGTGCGTCGGAAGAAACGGATGATAACCGGCTCTCCTGACTTAATGGCGTGTGGCGACACCAGTTCGTGGTTCCACATCTCAAGTGGGTACTCGAAGTTCTCACCGTTGATGTAGAGTGCGAAGTGGGTCGGTTCCGGCGCACGTTGCTCCACAGCAGGATTGAACAATGGTTCGGCGCGGTAGAACACCTGGTCCAACCACACCGCGTAGTTGCTCAAACCGTTACTGAGGTCCAGCTTCCAGTTGTTGACGTTCTCCATGCGGGAGGTGGCTTTAACACCCGAACCGTACATCGGGTTTTGACCCGGCGTGTAGCGGATAGCCCAACGGTCTTCGCTGACCAAGCTGTCCGGTTGACGCAGTACGATACCGATGGTTTGGCTGTGACGGTAGTTTTTGAACTGACCATCCACTTCCTGCATGTTGATACCAACCGTGAGGTTTTGCAGCACCCCATAGTCCGTTGGACGGAACTCGGCAGACCCTACAGCGAAGGACACCAAGTGACTCACTTCGAACCATTCTTCTCGGTCCAAGTTCATCAAGAACCAGCGCAGCCGGTAACCGTAGATGTTATCCACCCACACCGGTGCACAGAACAGCTTCACACTGTACGCCCCGTCCATCCGCAACGTAGTGGCCTTGTAGGCCGTCGAGATGTGCTTGCCCTGGTTAGCAGTCGCCCCGTAGCAATACTCATCATCACCCAGACGGTACGTCAACACCAAGTCCAACCGCTGACCTTGTTGGGTGGCCATGTAGTTATTCAACCCATACAGGTTAAACTTACTACCGTCCACAGCCATGCGAGTTTGACTGTTGTCACTGTACGTCACCACGCCAATTGCATTGAGTGCCGACACCGGAAGGTTAATCGGGAACTGAAGTAACGACTGGTCCACTTCCGAAAGGAAGGGAGATTCCAGATGAATCGCGGTGATGTACTTGCGGTACGCATCGGTGGTGCGAGCAAAGGCACTGTTACACACCAGTACCCGCGCCATCGAACGTACGTTACCGACTTGGTCATACGCCACGACCGTCAGCACTTCGTTGTCTGGGAGTTGACGCATGGTGTAAGCAGCCATCGGTACCTTTACCGCCTTGTTGTAGGCAGCCGGTTGTCCATCCGGGTTGTTCGGTACCTGCGCCAGCTCAAGCGGAATGTTTTCACCCAACATCTGACCGTTTTGGTCATACATGGCCGAGATGACATTCGCGCTGTCACCGATATCTGATCCCAAGAACACCTTGACGTATTCAACCGTCGTACCTTTGAACGACAGACGAGAATCCAACGCCAACGTGAAAGGCACCACCGAGGTGTCAATGAACGCCCGGAACGACTCGCTTTGATAGCCAGGTCCCACACCCAACAGGATGTCCTCATCGTTCAACGAATCGCTTTCCAGCGGTTCTTCATAACGCCGAAGACGCGACAGCCCCGTGGTGTAATCCACACTCACCACACGCCACAGGCCCGTGGCCCAATCCCAAACTTCATCGTCCAGGTTCGGGCAATATCGACCGGTCCCATCCGGTCCGGTGTACAGCTCAGATTTGCGCCAGCGACGATGTCCCCGATCGGGGTTAATCACTGGCACCATTGGGGTAGTTGACATAACTCACCTAATCGTCAGAAATGGAAACAAAGTGGTTGACGTTGACCTTATCCTCGAGATAATACTTGATAGCCCGTTTCAAGAACGTCAGCTTGTAGATACTCAACTCAAAGACCGAGTTGTACGTGTGGGGATGAACCACCACGTAACGGTCGTCCACAGCCTTACGAGTGGGTTCGAAGTCCAACAACCATTCGTAGCTTTTGAGCAGACTGCGCATGAACGGGATGTCATATCGACCAATCATCCGATTGTCCCACAACACCCCACGGTCCAAATCGGATATCAACCGAGCCACAAACGGACTGTAAACTCGGTAACGGTCTGGGATAGGTGTGATGCCGGGTAGTTTAGGTTCACGACGTTTCCCGTTGACATACGTCTCCACAATCACATCCACCGCTTGCGATTGTTCTCGCAAAACGTAGGTGTCTGTGGGTGTGTACACACCTAACGGGTTAACGATTTCATCCACCTGATAAGGACGCCCATTTTGCAGCAGCTTGGTGGCATCAACGTTTGGATAGTCCTCAACGAAAGCGACCTCCGAACGGTGTTTGGCACACCCACCCACCACGATCCGCACGTTCTTGTCATCGCGCAGGTTGATGGTTTGGTTCATACTGAGCAAACCGTACTCCACAAACCCAACGTCCGGCTGAGCTTCCGGCGTCATGTCGTCTTGACAGAACCCTTCGGCCATCACCACCACATCTTGAGTCCCGTCGACCAAATACTCTTTGTTAGTCAACACCACTTTGGGCCAACTTACAAAATAGTCGAGGTTCTCAATCAGACCGTACCCGTTCAACCACACACTTACCCGCCGTGGTGGCAGCGTCAGGTCACCGTCGGTATAACCATTCCCCGAACGTTCTTCTTTGCTGCGCAGAGTCAGGTGGTAGATACCAGCATCCATCGCCAATTGTTGACGATATAGCAGGAAAGCTTCGTCAGACTTCACCAGTCCTTGCCAGTTGACCGCATTGAGGGTCCAAGCCAGTTGACCGTTTTGGAAACTGAAATCCACTCCTTCTTTCGCAGGAACCCAATTACCAGTTACCACACCCGCCACTTTAGGCGACTTATAGAACCGATAATTGTGTCGCGTGTCTAGGGTTCTCGCCGTCAAGCCATGGATAGCGCTTACTTGTCGACTACCAATCCCACGGTGGGCTTCAATCATCCGAGTCCTACGTTCGATGGGGTTGTAGTACTCACCCCCGTTGTGAACATGAAAACCCAGCAGCTTACCCTGTGCATCAAACTCCAGCATTGTGGAGGGGTCATAGAAGCCGACAGGTAGCTTGACGAAACGAGTCCCGGCCATCAAGTCCACCTTTTGCGGTGTCGGCACCACTAACTGCGTGATGGCGTTATAACCGTAGGCCTTCTCCACCATGGCGTTGGTGATTTGACCGTCCTGCGCCCGCATCATTGCCGTATACCACGACTGCTCCAGATGGTCAGCCCGCCAGTTAGGTACTGTCGATTCCAACCCCAACATCGCCTCTTGGATCTGTTGGTCGGTGAGCTTATACAGCTCATGAAGACGGTTGTGTTCAAACACCAACGGGCGCTTGTAACCAGACTCTCGAATAAACAGGTGCAGTTCCAAGTCGTTGATGTCGGACCACTCAGGGTGGTCATTGACATAACCCTGAACATAGGTCACAGGAATCGAGTACGTGTTGTGCGTTACCATCCGCACCGCGTCTTCTTTGTTACGGTGATAGAACACACCTGAGAAACGCCCATTGACCCCCGGTTTTACCAGATAGATGTCAATGTCGTCGCGGTAATCAATCCACGCATCAGCGTTAGCTTTGTCGCGGTAAATCAAAAACTTACGCTTCTGATCCAGTACGCTGTCAAAGGTTGGAAGATCCTTGACCTTCAACACCACTCGCCGCCGCATTGAGGCATCATAAAAGAATTCCGCCTCATCACCCAACCCCATTCGCCCAGGCTGTACATCATCGACGTAACGACCGTTGTGAAAGGTTAGGGTTTGTCCGACTTTGGCTTTGAAGCTATTGCGCAGGTTTTGGAACGACACCAGATCTTGCGTGCTACCCCAGTGGGTATAACCCGTACAGGTCAGGGTTTCAGACTGTCCATCCGAACGCCGCGAACTGTAGTACGCATTCGAGTAGAAGCGCACAAACAAAGGTTTCACGTAACGACCGCTCAACACATCCACTTGCCGCAGTGCGATCACCACATTGCGATCACCCATCACCATCACGTAGGCCAGCTTCCGAGGGAACTGAAAACCGTCTTTGTGATACAGGTTGATGGTCACCCCTTCGTTCTTTGCCAGCTGGTCCACCGATTGCCAAACCTTTTGTTTAGCACCAATCCCCAAATGACGGGGATGAACCTGACCAACAGAGAACACGTGATAGATGTCACCACTGGTGGGGAGTGGAATAGTTTGCCATTCCACCGCACACACCTTAGAAACCCCGAGGTCTCGAGTGATGCGTGCGACTTGGAAGACGTGTTGATAGTCCTGATCTGGAGTGCACCAAACGTTTTTGGTTCCGTGCAGCGCCAGAAAATTAGACATTAGAGCACCTCGAGCATGCGTGCCAAGTTGATGGTGAATTGCTTACCGGCACCGTTGCGATCATTGATCTGAACAACGTTGGCGATCGGTGCCTTACGGAAGCTCCGATCAATCAGGGCCGTATAGATGATGGCGTACCACGTCGGAATGTGTTCCAGCGCCACAGCCACCACTTCCCGTGCGTTGAAACCAAACCATCCACCACCCAACATGGCGTATAGCAGCGCCACATCAAGTTGTTCCAGACGACGGTTGGGAATCACTTCTTTGACCACCGCAACGAAATCAGTCACCCCATCCATATAACGAATAGGACCGATGTTGTCGAAGATCCACTGGGCGTTGAGCTTGGTGCAGCGCGCCACACGGGGGACCATACGCTGAAGATCGCTTTCCGTCAGTTCTGTCAGCTCCCGCATACCACAGAGGTGCCAGAAGGAGGCTACCATCGCCAGCTTCATTTGCTCTTCGGGGTTGAGATTCAGACGACGAGTGATGTTCTCGGAAACGTAACGGGCAAAGGTGGTCAGTGCCAAATCACCCAAATTGCCGATGTCTTCCATGCTGTGACGATGGGCATACAACGTCAAGGCTGCACGCGTCACATTGAATTGAAACTCGGTGTGGTTGGCCACTTTATAAGTGGAGCCATCTTCACGGATGAGTGCGCGGGCATCGATAACGACAACCGTTTGCCCGGCATGTTCGATCAATACTGGATGGGTAAACGGTTTGATCTCGCGATTGCGTGGCGAGACCAAGTAGATACCGTTGAGCGACGTGCCTTCAAGGCTGTAGAGAGTACCCTCCACAAACGCCAAACGAAGGTGTTTGAGCGTGTCGGCCATGTTATACGACGCGCAGGGCTTGGTATCGTATGGAGAGACTTTCATCTATTCAATCTCCTGGTTTACTGGGACGTAAAAGTTTACTAAACTTAGGTATGTAGTTCGTCGCTGGAATAGTATGATGTACTACATCAGTGTACGGCAACTATACCATTCAAGTTATTTCTCCTCCGATAAGACCATGGCTTGGACGAAGAGTAGATTTGTTTGGTCCTTTAATCGCGATTAATGATCAACGTTTGATCACGGGAGCTGTTATGATCACAATCAAAAACGCTGCCCCTCGCGCCATCCTGAACGGTATCAAGGATGAGTCTGGTCGCGCTCCGGTCTACCAACCGGAAGCACGTCCCACTCACATGCCGCATGTGTTTCTGTTTGCACAGCGCGGTCCTCTGGTTCCTCAGGTTGTCGTGGGTGACAGTCTTGTCTCCACCTACGGCGCGGAGTCTTTCGACTACCGCTCCAAGTACGCTACTCACCAGACGGTGCTGATCAACACCGTTAACGGTCGCGGCAACATGATGGTTGCTCAGCGTGTAGTAGCCGAAGACGCAGCCATCGCTGCACTGGTTCTGTGGGCTGACTACGTGGCCGATGACGTTCCGGACTTCCAGCGTACTGAAAACGGCCGCTTCCTCCTGGACGCCGAGGGCAAGCGCATTCCGACCGGCCAAACCGTTCCGGGTATCCGCGTTCGCTACGAGATCAGCGGTCTGGAAGCAGAACAGGATCTGCACACCCTGGAGCCTCGCGTAGGTACCCTGGTGGCTGAATCCGACGGTACTCAATCGACCATGGTTCCGCTGCACGCTTGGCGTGTCTCGTCCCACGGTTCGTTCGGTGACCTCGTCGGTATCCGTCTGTCGTCCCCGACCATCGACTCTTCGTCGCCGGTTAACGACGAACTGATCGAAACGGCTCGTGCCTACATGTACCGCCTCGCGATGGTTGAGCGCCCCTCGATCAACAGCCTGCCGGTTGTGAAGGAAACCCTGTATGGTGACCAGTTCATCGACTTCACCTACAAGCCGGGCGTGATCAACGCCAAAACCGATACCGAAGTGTCGGTTGATGACATCCTGCTCCAGAGCTGGAACCAAGAGGCCTCCAACGGTCTGCCACCGACCATCGGTCTGATCAACGATCAGCACGTCTACTTCGACAACATCGAAGCCCTGCTGACCAAGATCCAGGAAAACGAAAGCCTGCACGGCCTGGTCTCCGAGTCCGAAGACGACCTGCACATGGTCAACTTCATCGGCGGTCACGACTACAACGGTACGCCGTACTACAGTCTGGTCATCGAAGGGCCTTCGGCGGGTGGTATCCTGCTGAACGAGAACTCGACCCATTATGCCCGTGGCGGTGCTGACGGCACGATGGATTTCGAAACCTTCGATCGTCTGGTCGGCGACATCTGCGCCAACTACGGTGAAGGTGAATACCACTTCCTCGACAGCGCGGTCTACCCGCAGTCGATCATCTGGGATTCGGGCTTCAGCCTGGAAACCAAGAAGAAGTTGCTCACCGTTCTCGGCCGTCGTAAAGACATCGCTGTGATCCTGTCCACCCAGGACGTGTCGCAGCCGCAGAACAGCAACTCGGAAGAATCCTCGATCGCCGTTTCGCTGCGTACGGCTGCCCGCATGTTCCCGGAATCGGAAGTCTACGGTACCTCCGTTTGCCGCGCCATGGTTGTCGGTCATTCCGGTTATCTGGTCAACTCCAAGTGGAAGCAGCTGACGCCGCTGACCATCGAGCTGGCGGATAAGTGTGCGGCTTACATGGGTGCCGGCGACGGCGTCTGGAAGTCCCGCGCCAAGTTCGACATCTCTCCGGCCAACCAAGTCACCATGTTCCGCGGTGTGAACTCGACCTATAAAAAGGCCAACGTTCGCTCCAACGATTGGGACGCAGGTCTGGTCTGGGTACAGAACTTCGACCGCCGCAGCCAGTTCTTCCCTGGTCTGCAAACCGTGTACGACGACGACACCAGCATCCTGAACTCCATGTTCAACATGCTGATCGCCGTTGAACTCGAGAAGGTTGCTGAAATCACCTGGCGTCAGCTGACTGGTATTTCCGGTCTCACTGAAAACCAGTTCATCACCCGTTCGAACCGTCTGATCGAAGAAGCCGTCAAAGGTCGCTTCGATAACCGCGTTGTGATCGTCCCGGATACCTTCGTATCCGAAGCCGACCAGCAGCGTGGCTTCAGCTGGGGTTGCAACATCGTGATGTACGGCAACAACATGAAAACCGTGGGCTCGTTCACCATCGTAGCCCGCCGTCGTGAGGACCTCGAACAATGAGCCGCCTAGCAGATACGCTCCTTGACAACAAGGGGTTCAACCAGTACGGTCAGGCGCCTGCCGTAGACATCCGTAAGGGTGGTCAAATGGGCCATGCTCCGGTATTCGACTCCTACGTGTCGAACGCTTCGTACATCCGCCGCAACCTGATCGCGATCCTCATCGAGGCACCGCGTGGGTTCCAGGACCTCGAAGACCCGGAGTACTGGGTAGCTACGCTGAAGAACCTGGTCGAGCTGGCTCCGCTGACCATCGAAGGGCTGAATCAAACCCTCTCGGTGGAACACAGCGAGAACCCGTTCGGTGGTGCTGGTGAGATGCAACAAGACATCACCAACGTCACTCGTCAGCGTTCGACGCCGTCGTTCACTTGGAACGAGAAGTACGGTCGCTCGGTCGCCAACTTCCTGAACGGTTGGACTCTCAACCTGATCATGGACCCGGAAACCAAGTACCCGCGTGTGGTCAAGCTCGCCAGCCGTCCGGTTGACCTGCTGCCCGACTACACCGGCATGACCGTACTGTTCATCGAACCCGATCCGACCCACTCCAAAGTGGTAACGTCGTGGCTCTCGACGAACATGCGTCCGAACGGCACCGTGGCTGAAATCCAAGGTCGTCGTGAACTGACCGCCGCCGGTGACAAGACCGACTACACGGTTGAGTTCACTGCGCTGACTCAGGTCGGTGAAGGTGTGGACCTGCTGGCTCAGGAATTCCTGGACCGCATGACCCTCACTGGCGCCAACCAGAACCTGCGTCAAGCCTTCATCACCGAAATCGACGCCGACGTCGAGGCCGCTGGTGCAGACGGCAACGGTTACAGCGAGCAGATGGAAGAGATCGCAGCTGCGGCTGTCCTCTAACCCCTGGGCTGAGTGGCGGGCTTCGGCCTGCCACTTATGCTGTTATGTACCAACGCTATTTAATGAGCTTGTCTCTTAACTACAACCAATTTTAGATAGGTGTACCATGCTTGCCGATCTATTCAAGGACGCACAAAAAGTTCCGGGTATTCGGATTTTGGCCAGCCGCACCATCGCTACAGCCAAGTAATTTCCACAAAGGGGTAGAACCATCTACCCCGTTACAGTTAGGTGATCCCCATGCTACAGAAACTGGCGCGTCCCAACCCACGCCCCACCAACCTCTCCATTGATCAGTTGCACATGATCGTACACACCAACCAAAACTGGCTGGTAAGTATGGAAGAGTTGGCCGATACGGTTGATGAATTGGATCATTTGGAAGTCACGCTGGAGAACCTCGATCAAGCCGGTGCGTTGAACCACGGTGTGGGTATCTTGGCCATGGAGCGCATTCAATCGCTGGAGAGCATTACCGGACGCATTCTGGGTACGCTCCCCTCGCTTGAAAGCGATACCTATAGCAGCGAAGACTTCAAAGACAGTGTCCTGCCTGCACTACAGAGTGTTGCGCAAATGACCAGCAAGGCCTACCACGACAACTTCGCCAGTGTCCTCACGGCGTTGTCCAACGTCTCACTCGGTAGTATTCATACTGCCAAGTCGGGCCTTAAGCGCACCGATGTACTTAAGCAAAAGCTTAAAGCTGCAGACATCAAAGGCAGTCTTGAAGTTGCTCTCTCGGGGAAGAACGTGGGAAATGCGTTTACCCGTGATGGCAAGGCTGTTCGTGAGTTGCTCCCTGCGCTGAAGAAAGATTTGGCACAAGCCAAGATCCTGATGGAAGTGATACCGGCTCAAGTGCTGGCGTTTGCCAATGAGTTCCACAAGCTGGTTGAGGGAATTGACTTGGATTCGGACGAAGGCTTCAAACGTACGGTCCTGGACAAAATCCAAAACCTAACCCACCCCATCGAGGCTTTCTCCAAGAAGATCTCTCCAACCGAGGAGTTGCTTTTCAACACGTCGTTGTACGTGGTTAAGAAGAACGCTCCGAAGGCTCGGGGTATCAGCAACGACTACGTCCATCTAGCAGACCTTGCAACGAAGCAGGTGGTGCGCGAGCGCGGCGGTAAGCCCCTACAACGGTCTGACTCAGCAAAGCTCACCAAGAGCGATTTAGAGGCCTTGCTGGAGTGCTCGGCGGCCTACTGTGAACTGGTGATCTCTGGTTGGGGAACTTATCGGAAAATGTCCAGTGCTTTGCAACGAGTCATGCGCTCGATTCAAAAGCTGGACTACAGTGCCGGTGAGTTGAAATCGTCGGATAACATCCACGCCCTCAAGCAGTTGGTCAAGATCTCCAAACACATCCCCCAGTACTACCGCAGTCCACTGGCGGATGAGACCGATCGCTGCATCAAGATGGCGCTGGCCACTCGTGTTGTGGTATCACGAGCAATCAAAAGCGACACGCCGGCATAAAAGCAAAAAAAAGAAAGGGGCGAGAGTCCCTTTCTTTTTATGCCACGAAGCGAAAGACAACAGTCTTTTCCTCACGGCGATCTACTTCGTACAGCTCTACGTGAACACCCAAATCCGACACAGCGACTGTAAGGATCACAGCAACCGAGACTTTCAAGGCGATGGTGCGAGCCACCACTTTATCCAAGCCGGCTTTGATAAGCTCTTTGTAGTTTTCGATTATACGCATTTGTTTCAAAGTTAACATTTTTTCCATTTTCATTTTCTTTTTCCTATTTAAGGTTAAATTGGGCGTAGACGTCTAAGACGCCTACGCCACTGTTTTCGTTATGCCGCTTTAGCAGCAGAGTCTTTAACGGGGATGATCTCGAGGAATTTCCCCAGCCGACCTTCGTCGTCATTGTAGCGCTGGCAGCGCTCATCCATACTCAGACTGACGAACTCCACAGTACCCCCTACCGAATTGCGGCTAAGGGTGATCTCGTCATCGGTGATGTCGATGTGGTTGATGCAGAACAGCACCCCGTCAAGCAGGGCAACCAGAACCGGGTTCTTTGCCTGCGGTCCCTGTTGAAAAACACCCACATGGGTGATCTGAATCTTGCCATTAGGACGATGCTCATCCCCGATCAAGCCATTGCAGGCTTTGATCTTAGCGATGGCGGCTTCATGATGACGCTTGATGTTTTCGCTGGTGTAGGACATTGTTTGTTCTCCTAAGAACTTGAGGTTAGTGGGTAGGTGCTTCTGCACCTACCTAAGGGGTCTTACTTCAGGAAGAACTCTTTCAGTTCATCCATTGGCAATACAAGGACCAGGTTCTGCAGCTCGTCGACCGAGTTAATCTCGATCTCACCGAGCGACCAGTTGCCTTTGTGGTGGGTCAGGGTGATGCCCTTGGCGGTCAGCTTGAAGACGGTGGTGCCCGAGGTTTTGAATTCACCTTGGGCCTTGGAGTAGGCAACGTCTTTGAAATCCCAAACCAACTGAATTTCTTCAACCTTGAATTCACCCTCACCTTTGACGGCGAAGGCGAAGTTTTTCAGTTTGATACTGCCATTACCACTGCCTTTGTAGTCAGCGACGATTTTGGCTACGATGTTCATTGCGATTTGCTTGTTCATGGTTGTTCTCCTTAGAACTGGGGTTGGTTAGAAGCCGAGGGTTTGTTTAGCGTTGCGTTCTGTCACTTTGTCACCTACCCAGACTTTAGCAGTGGTCTGGATGAAGTAACCATTCTCATCAATGCTGGTCTGAGTCATGTCACAAAAGCCTTCGGAGCAATTGCTCAGAGGCGACTTGTAGGTCAGGTCTTTGGTAACGTTGTAGGTGGCGACTAGAGAGATCAGAGTACCGATCACAGCGATGATGGAGATAGCGCGGATGATGTTGAAAGTCATGGTTAGTTCTCCTTAGAACTGATGGGTAGATACAGTTTATTGTATCCTATTCACCTGAGTAATATAGATCTGAAAAAATTTTAATTGGCATTTTGGCCATAACGCACTCCTAGGGGCAAAAGCCCCTAGGAGTGCAGGTACTACTTACAGAAGTCAGCGTAGTTGAAGACCGCCGTCTTTTTGCCCATGGTGATTACGTAGAGTTCGGCTGGCATCAGGATTTGTATCCCACGTTCCCCTTCACCCACGTACACCGATTTCCACGCACCTTCGCTCAACCCCACGATGTTCATAGCTGTGCCTCGCACATCCACCTCAGTACTTTCAGTGACCTTCTTACTCTCACGGTATTGGATACCGAAGAACTCTTTTTGCATGTAGGAGTATTCGCGTTTACCCGTCAGTTCGAGGTTCTGTTCTTCACTGACGTACTTACAGGTGCGGTAGTCAGTAACTCGTACGCCCGGCTTTTTGTACTCAAGGTACACCCGGTACCCTGCCGCCGAGACCGCAGCAATGAGGAAGAGAGTAAGGACAGTCAGTACTATCCAAAGTACTTTGCGGGACTTACGCTTGGATTCCAAACGCTTTCGAGCCTCAGCCCCTGCGTCGCGATTCAGTTCGGAAGTCTCAACCAGCTTTTCAATGTCGCCCATATGAGTCATGTCACAATGCTCCAGTTTAAGGTTAGGTATTACACGGCATAAAGGGCTAGGTTAACCTAGCCCTCGATGTTTGTTATCGACGATAGCCCAAGGCCAGATATGGATCTTCACGATCCTCGTCATTAGAAACCACCAGCACCGGTTTAGGGAGCTTAGGCGGTTCCGGCTGGGTATCCTTGATGGCACGATCCAAGTCGCTTGCCGCCAAGATCTTACCCATCCAGTCGACATTAAAGCCCGCGAAGGAGCGCTTGCCTTTGATGCTGATTACCCCACGCCGAACATGGAGATATTGAAGCAGTTGGTGAATACGAGCTTCTTCAGCCATCACTTCGTAATAGACAGCTTCCGGATACCGTAGACACAACTCTGACAATTGGCTCAGAGGAAATGCTTCGTTAACCTGTAGGATATCGAGCACCCGCTTAACTTCATCGTCATTGTCCGCCAAGACGATATTGAGACCTTGCTCATTACGCATAGCACAACTCCCCCAACGATGCCCAATGGGCGATAGTTAATTGATCAACACAACATCCAGGTCCAGTTGGCGCTGACCTAGAAAGGCATAGAAGGCTGAACGTCGAACTTTGGTGAACACCAAGGTCGCGTCATCGACGTATACTCGGTCAAACCGTTCACGCAGTTCATCACGACCGTAAGGCTTGCGCATTTGGTCGATGGCTTCTTGGAGTTCTTCTTCGGTATAGACCCGATCACGAACCGTTCTATCATAGTGTTGATTGAACGCTGCGCTCAAAGGCTCGCGCACAATGGCAATGGCCTCAGGGTTGTCTACCAACTCTTCTAGCACCCAACGGGTTTTCCCCGATTGTCTTGGTGCAGTAAAGCCTACGGTACAAAAGTCGCTTAAGTATTGCCCCCGACTAACGCCTTCAGGAATGCTTCCAGAGCGATTCCGTCGAGCCGTCGTGAGCATGGTTTGTACGATGCTACTAAAGATGTTGTCCGGTTGTTTTGGTGAGTTCACTTCATTAATCCTTCCCCGTGCATGATTCTGCCGTTCGCCGGGACCCATGGTCAATTCTCCCATCAGTCTCAGCTCAACGCCCTCTTCCTTCGCATAGGATTGGAAGTAGCTGGCGAGCAAGTGACGGTGACAGAACTTACCGGAGGAGCAGAAGCAGGCAAAAGCAAAACGAGGCAAAGCTAATAACTCACGCCATTTATCAGCGTTGGCAACAACACTGTAATCCAACATCCGGATGTAGGTATTGGTGTATTCCTCCTCGGTGATCTCTCCGGACTTGACGCCCATGACGATATCCCACGAAGGAGCAAGAAAACCATAACCTGATTTAGGGGCTGATTTAACTGTGGTGTCCACCACCACGATGTTCTTGGATTGGGCCAGTCGCCAGCGTGCCAGTTGGACAGTATAGAGTTCAATCATCACACAAACCTTCAAAAAGAAAAGGGCGACCAGCTAGCATAAAACCCAACGGGGGCGAACCCCCGTTGGATCACGCAGGCTTAGTCGGCCAGAGCAGCGGCAGCCAGGGCACCGATGTGGGTGCGCACTTTCTTCAGCTCACCCTTGTTACCGTTGCTGGCCACTTCGTAGCTCGCTTCGATAACGCCGTACTTGGTGATCTTCGCGTTCGGGTCACGAACTTCACCTTCCTTCGGAATGCCACCGGCCGGGTATTCGCGGCTGCGGATGACCGCGGTGGAGATCTTGTCGCCCACTGCCGGGATTTCAGCAGTCACGCGCTGCAGGTCTTTGTCGGCCTTGAAAGCATCGATGGCCAGCTCGCCAACCGCCATTGCCGAAGCGGCAACCAGTGCGGTGTTGTGCTGTTGGATTGCCTTGATCTGGTCAGCGGTGATCCCTTCGGGCAGGGACTTCTCGTAGAGACCTTCTTCGGCCAGCACCACGCCGTTGTCGGCGAGGGTGAACATCGGCTTGATCTTGGCGGCCAGATCTTGTACAGCTTGCTTGACGTCGGACATTGCAATGTTTCCTTGTTTGCGTTTAAGGGGTTACGGGTCTTTCATACCCTTGGGTGTGACGATAATCTTTTATCGACAGACAACCCAATACGAAGGTTCAGCGCTGAATCTTCATGTAGGTAATATAGGTCTATGTTTCTTTTGAATCTGATTGTGCTTGGGGTCGTATTACCTCCACGGTTCGAAGGATGCGAGGTCTTTGAAGGATAACCTTTAAGCGACCTTGGGGATCACGGTACAACAAGCTGGCATCGTGTGCCAGTAGGATGCGACCATCGGAGAGGGTATATCGTACGTTACGAATCGAACGTTTGGACACCCCGTAACGTTGAGGCTCCACTCCTGTCACGATCGCACCCAAGATCGGAAGGTAGTCGTTTACTTGTAGCTTGAAGAGGTCAACGTTTAGGTTTTGCATTTAGCCCCCTTCTTGGTAGGGATTTTAACCGGTACCTGTTCGGGCGGATCAATAGGCAGTTTATCATCAGGGATTTCTGAAACCTCGCTGACAGTACCTTTGAACATAGCACGAATGTTGGGGTGTAGGCTATTTATCAACACCTCTGGATCAACGGGAGTATCGAAGTGCTTGATCTCCCGATCCAACACCCACTCTCGTTTCTCCTCGTTATAGACAGCTTCAATGTAGGACCCGTCGCTGGAGCTAGGGTCAACTGTTGAGGCCATCCGAAAGAGCAGGACAGGGTCGGTTTGAAAGATGTTCTTACTGGCATCGAAATAAAAGCTCCCACTCCCGCAGGCTTTCACTTTCCGGTTGGCAGGGCTCTTGTGAAAGATTCGTTCGTTAATGAACAGTCTCACACAGTCACCGGTTTCCAGACACAGTAGAAATGTGGAGGGTGTGGGCAAACCAACGATTTTGTAGATCATCTCCTCGCTACCCGAGAAGGAGTCCAGAAATTGTTCTAAAGGACACTGTAGTCGCTGCATGAACTCACCAAAGGCTTTCATGCCTGACGTAGTGCCTGCTGCCCCCATGAGTTGGATTTGTCGACAACTGTCCCAGAAGAAACCTGGACCAAAGGTTTCTAACTTGGTCGTTCGATCGTTTACGAGATCGGTGTCGCCTTTGACCCCCACGAAGCCCTTTTGTCGAATCGATGCACGGGTGTCGGCAATGATGCGATCACCCAGATAAACTACTGTGGTCATGGTCTGACTCGCTTAGAGTTTGATAGTGTAGGAGATGAGCTTCATCTATTCGAATAGGTAATATAGGTTTAAATATATTTTCGATGACGGCATATACCCGCCCGTAGGCGGGTACAGGTTACCAATGGGCACTCGGCGGCTCTTGGTAGGAAAGCATGTCGGCGTGTAGGACCTTGATGCCTTTGTACTCCGAACTGCTGAGCTGTCGGACATTCTGGGCGTCTTCGGTATCCCACTCTTTCATCGACCGAGTAAAGGTCATGATCCAATAACCTTCCGTCAGGGTCAGTCCTTTGAAAGCACGAACTTCGCAGCCTCGATTGACTTCGAACACCACCTCCACTTCCCAGATGCTGTTGCCTTTAAGAACGTTCTGGGTACTGACAGTGCGGTAGAAGAACTTACCGATTACCTTGGCAGGGTAGCTCCACTTCTTAGCCGTGTAGGGCACCAACCAGCGCTCATCGCTGATGCGTACATCGTTAAGAAGCTTCTTCTTAGGCAGAAGGCTGATTTCACTTTCAAACCCATAGATGTACCACCCACCCCTCCAACCATCGTCTACATCGTTATCGAGGAACTCGTTGATGTCGTTCTGGTAGCCCAAGATACAACCAATGATCGTAGGTGCGGTCGAAATACGCGGAACCGTGCGGTCTTCTTTCTGTGCAGTGCGACGCGTCAGCGAAGGAACGAACTGCTTGATCTTAGGGTCGAGTGAGATGTGGTAAAGCCACCGCTGACCCAGTTCGCTGGGGGATACGATCGTGACGTTCTCAGCGACTCCGTTGTTAAAGTTGGAGAGGTATTTCTCCATCAATTCTTTATCATTCATTTCAGTTTACCGTAGCAGGCGGGTAAGTGGAATCATAGATATCCCTTGTTCAACGGGGCATAACAAAGCTGCTGGCGAACCAGCAGCTTTGCATACTTACCAGCGAGCGCTTGGGGGCAGTACCAGATCGGAACCGACCTTCTTCTTCCAACCGAAGTCGACGAAGATGGTTTTGCAGATCTCGTTAACCGACTCCATGCCTACACCCTTGGCTTCACCCAGACTCTCCACCATCTGACGACTGAAAACCGCATCGTCAAACGATTCCAGAGAAGGCGAGTGCCACTTCTTGGCAACCGCGATACCCGGCTCATTCACGTAGTCCCACGTGATGATGGAACGGATGTGCTTAACCAGACGACCCCCTTCAACCCGATCGTCAGTCAGACTGCGAACCGAGAAGCAGACGTTTTCATCCTTGCTCTCCAAAGAGGCACGAAGGAATTCGCCTTTAGGACCACTGGGTTTAACGCGACCCACAACAGCAACCACGCGATTGCCGTCTTTGTCTTTGACCGCGTTCTGTTCCAGACGCACATCTTTGAAGTGACAACAGACGTTGTCTTCGTAGATGGTCGACACCCGTTGGAGGAAGCTCGACATGTTCTGGTTGGGGTCTTTCTTCGGGTGACCGTATTCACCGCGACAAGCCCCAGTTTCAATCCGACGCATCAGAGTCGAAGACGCTTCGAACAATGAACGCGCCGTAGACAGCGGGTAGAAAGCTCCACCGCTGTTGTAGCAGTCCAACCCACCCAGCACCAGTTCGTAGTAGCCATCGCTGTCAGCCGAAAGCTTACCCGTCTTATTGGTGCCGACTAGGGCGGTACAGCCATAGACTACCCGTTCTGTAGACATACCCTTACCTTCTTAAGAGTCCTTCGATCGGCTCGACCGTTTCTGTCGGATTCACCAAAGCAGAGGTGAGGCCTTCTTCCCAGTACGCACCGATCAGTTTTGCTGTGGTGTTACTCGCCCCGTAGGTGACACTACGCAACGGGATAAACGTCGGAACCTGAGTCCCCAGATCCTGCCGATCATTCAGCTGGTGGCGGAAGTACTTGGTACGGTCTTTCTCCGAACGACTGATTGCTGCCATGATCATTTCGATCACCGCAAAGTTAGCACCCACCGAAACACCCGCATGGTGAGGCGCACTCTCAAACAGACGACCCATGTCTTCGTAACCCATAAACCAAGGAACGTTCCCCTTGGCCATGATCTCCGAGTAGATCAAATAGATGAAGGTGTCGGCCTTCACCAGTTCCGTACTGGAGATAACGGTGCTACCCGGATCGAAAACGAACTCCAGGTACTCGTCTTCTCCAACCTTAACGGTGTTTGTCACCGTGGGTTCGATGCGCATCATGGCCATGGCGGAGGAGACCCCATAGTACTGGTCATCCACCACAATGGCAAAGAGACCACAGATGTTAGTCTCGTTGCCCAACACAGCCAATTGTTGCTCGGCGAAACGGGCCGGGATGTAGATTTTCACCCCTTTGATCGCAACGACCGACCCGTCCTCGAGTTCCTTCAATGCAGCATGAACCTTCGAAGCGTCGCGTGTCAGCTTTTTAGGGTCCATAACGTTCTCGTGTTACGCCGAAGCGTCGACTTTGATCAGTTGTGTCAGCCAGTCGGCCACCACTTCCATTGCGCCGAAGAAGGCTGCTTCACGCACCGGAAGATCCGGATGAGCTTCACAGGCACTGTCGATGGCAACCAGGATGTCGAAGGCCATGGTGTGTGGGTAGATCACACTGCACACGGTCTTACGGACCGAGTAGTACAGGTTTTCTTTCTGCCACCCATTCGGAAGGTTACGCATGTAGTCGTTCAGGACCGACAGGTACTTCTTGCGATCGACCAGCAGTTCGTCTTCCGGCAGCTGAAGGATCTCTTGTTCCACAGCCTTGTTCAACCCCACCAGGGTGTGGTTGTCCAGTTGCAGACGGCGCTCGCTTTGCAGCAGGCGCTGTTGGCGAGCCCACGCATTTACGTACGCTTCTTTGCGCTCAAGCAGCAGGTTGTAGTTGCTCAGGCGATCGGTACAGAATGCACCGAAGAGTACATCCGGCGAACCGCCTTCTTGCAGCCACTTGTTGTACACGTCACCGTTGACTTCGATCACCACAGGGGTGATGCCGAGGTCGCTGACTTGATGCTGAGACCAACTGGAGACCAGTGTCTTGTTCTTGGCAGCTGCTTCGCGGCGCTCGATCTGACGACACAGAGCACGACCAGCTTGTGCCATGATTGCGGTGATGTATTCCTTGTACTGCTCAGGGGTGGTCTTCACACCTTCCGGAATGTTGTCCACCAGTTTCTGGGCAATCAGGAATACCAGCAGCGGTTGGTTCGGGCTGACCCGCAGGTAGTTCAGATACGTCAGAATGGTCGGAACGTAGTCCTCACTCTCCGTTACGAACAGACGGCGATACAGGTCGCTCAGGGTGCCGGGTTCCAGCGTACGAACCAGATCCATCAGCTCTTCATCGAAGCGCGTGAGACCGGTACTGATCAGCTCGAACTCGTTCTCCACGGTCGGCATCGGTACCTTGATGGACAGGCGAATGTCGTTGACAGCCGTTTCGGTGAAACGCTCCACCATCCCGGTCAGGTAGTGGCTCGACCACACCTTGTGGTAGTGAAGTGGGGTAATGCTGATCGCACCAGCATCAACCGCCTGCTTGTTGGAAACGTACTCTTGAGTCGCCTCCAGAACACGCTTGACCATCGGGTTGACCTTGTTCTGGGTCAGGTCGAGGTTGAAGTTGACAGTCTTCTCGACCACATCAACAATCTCGTCCATCACGAGGTCGTGTTCACAGATACCCTGTTGGTTCTTGTACAGCGAACCCGAGAGCAGGCGATTCTCGAAGTCCAGACCAATCAAACCCCCTTGGTCAGGCATCGGGATGCTACCGGCACTGATCAGCGTCGCCAGCGGCGAGCTTTCAACAGGCGCCAAAGCGACATTGGCATTAGCCAACTTATCAGCCAGCGCAACTACGCTGTTGAGTGTGTTTTGACGAATCATTAGACCACCCCGTGTTTCTTGGTCAGTTTGCGTTGAATGACAGCGACCAAGGCACCCTTGGTAGCACCGTCGTTTTGCAGCTGACCATCGATGTGGTTGGAGACTGCATTGCCGGCAATGCGACGCATGATGGCTGCACCCAGCTCGGCGGCATTGGCGAGCACCGTGGCGTTTTGCTCGAATTTCTTACTCATGGGAAGACCTTCCGTTTACTAAAAGGGAGGGGCTTTACGCCCCTCGATAAACCTTGACGGCTTGTTTGGCAATCACCTTCAACAGGGTGGTGGTGGTACCGATCAAATCCGGCGACAACACGATACGGTTGCTGATACTGGTGTATCCGAAGATGGCATCCAGATCTTCACCGGACTCCGTGCGGTTCTCACCCGACATCACGCGCCCAAAGATGGTTTTCATTTGGTTGGCGAACACGCCCTTGTCACCGACCCCGGTCCCGATGTTCGAAGTGATATACACCCGTATCGCCATCGAATCCAAGTTCAGGGGATTACCCCCAATACGCAGTGAACTGTCCACTTGGCCGGTCAGAACGGTTTTGTTCATCCCCTTGGCAAACTTAGCACGTGCTTTGTCTGCAGCCACGGCAACCGTCCGAATGGATTCGGACATGTCCTCCAGATCGCCGTTATAGAAGACCTCGACCTTTTCGACTAGCCCTTCGTACTTGGCTCTAGGGGTTTGTGACCCCAACAGACGCAAGGTATCGATAGAGTTTTCATCAAACAGTTCGTTGTCCGCCGTCACGGCATCTTCAATCGTACATAAAATATCGTCCGCTTCAAGCTTTTGCCCAACTTTGACCAGAGAATGGAGCTTCTGATCAAAGGTGACCACGATATCTCGTACCTTGGTGATCTTGGTACCCAGCTTGTTAGCCAAGCGCTCAGAGATCACAGAGGAGTCTTCCAGCGTGTCAGTCGATTCCAGCAATGCCGTCTTTGCCAAGATCCCCGTCTTCATCAACAGGAATTTCGGATTCAACGGGTCGATTTGGAAATAGTTGGTGTTGTAGGCAATGGGTTCACCTACCTTGAACTTATCGCCCGCTTTCAGTGGAGTGACCACATTGTGCGGGAACATGGTTCCGGCCACCGTACCAAACCGACGTCCTAACTGGATGCTTTTGGAAGTACCGTTCTTGTACGCGATGGTGATAGCCTCATCAGTCACCTGTACCACGGTCCCATCATCTTTAGCCGTTGTGGCGTAGAGATCATCCACTCGGTGAGCAACCATCTGCTCATAACCTGTCCGCACCATCGCAGGCTCGTAACCCTCCGAGAACATCGTCGAGTGATACTGAATCCCAACGAAGTTAACCCGCTTCGGATCGTCTCGGTCGGAACCGGGAGAGATCAAGGCGGCTGTACTGAACAGTGTAGCGGGGCTGTCGTTTTTCGGATCGTAACGGTTGCTGGTACCCCGTAGCGATTTGAAGTTTGGATCAGCCGACAGGAACGTGTTGATTGCTACGTCCCCGGAGTCTACTGTCGCTTCAGAAATTACCCCCATGTCGTTGCGGTGATAAATACGGCTTTTCTTAACCATCGAGCGACGGCTACGACCACCCGTACCTCCCATGGTAACGGCTTCTTGTTCACGCAAACATTCAATCGGATTGGATTCCTCCACCATCCCTTTTGAGGGGTCTTCTTGAATGGCTTGCCAGATTGCATTAGGTGGCATCTCGATCTTGTTGTTCGAGGCGCCGCGCCGTGCTTGGTGAGTCCGTATCGAACGCACCATTTCGGTGTAGACCGCTCCAGCAATACGCTCGTAACCCTTGATGCGCATGAACTCCATGTCCGTCTCTGCAGGCGACCAGTCAGTCGTCAACAGTTCAGTGGCACGAACCACCAACCCAATCCAATCGGTGGGTTCTTGCATTTCCACCAACAGGTCATGGGTGATCGGATCAATGAACATGTCTTTCAACAGGTCCAGTTCACGCAGGTAACGAATACCAATGCCATTAGCTTCCAAGACGTTCAGGTACACGTCCTTGCGGTCGAAGTCGTAAACGTTGTAATTGCGGATGGTCTTGTGGTAGCTGTTAAAACCTGCCATAACCAATGCGACCAAGCGATCATCACGGTGGAAGACCAGGTTCTCATCAGCAAAGCGCACCACATATTCCCCATCGGTCAATTTCAACCGATCCCCCACCTGAACACGGCGATAGGCCGAAGGCTTTAAGGCCTTGATCAGCTTCTCCAAGCCCAAGTAGTAACCGAGTACCAGACCGATTGGAATCTCTTTGTTGTACACCTTAAGCTCAGCCACTTCGATAGGAGCTTTGCTAGTGTCCAACCCAATCAACTCCTCGATGCTCTCGATCGGTTGAGGTCCGCGGTTCTTCAACACAAACAACATGTTGCTCGGGTCAACATAGACAACATCCGACCCTTGCTTGCCGATAGGAGTCAATCCCTTGGCTTCAGGGCGGTTGACCGCCTTCTCACCAAAGTTCTCCATCAGTTTGCTGTAGTCGAAGAAGAAGTCAATCCCCTTAACCGTAAAGCTGCGGAACTTGTGGGCCAACAGACTGTAAAGCTTAGGTGTCTTGTTGAGCGGGTTAAAGACGTTGGTGGGTTTGAGGTTTGTGACGCGATTGTCCTTACTATCCAACCCGATCGCCATGATCTGGTTACACAACCAACCTGGGTAGTTGTGTACGGCTTTCTCAGACCGCGAGATAAAGCTCTTGCCGTAGTAGCTGGTCAGTGCCACCCGATTCGGCAACACTTTACGGATGGGCATGTCGCCACGTTGTTTACGCAGGTGGTAACGCACCCCGTTAGCGAAGTATGTACCATCTTCGTGGATCTTCGGAACGCGGAAACGAATGGTGCTACCCACACCCGTCACAGGCGCCAGTTTGATGGCGTGAATTTCGTAATGGTTCATTACGTCTTCCACAGTCTCGACATTATAGTCGGCCACCACCACCCCTGCGTTCTGTACGGACATCACCGAGTTCACGATGTCTTTGGGCAACACCTCCTGCACATAACGCGAATCGAATTCGAACAGCGTCGACTTCAACATGCGTTCATCAAACACCTCAGCGTTCTTCGGCATCTTGGGTGGATTGGAGATCTTAAGGACCTCAGGTTCCAACCGCATTACGTCTTCGAGTGTACCTTTTCCACCGTAGGGGTTAGGGAGCGTTTTGTACGTACTGGCCAAACGTTCAGCACGCTTGTATTCAGCACCGGACAACAACCCAGCATCGGCCATCTCGTTGGCCTTATCCATAATCCCTTTTTCAACATCCCGTGGGGCTCCGGTGACTTTGACCAGTTCCACAGGCGCTTCTTCGGCGAAAGCTACTTCTTCTTTGACCTGCTCAATGACTTCCAAACCTTCGAGTTCTTTCTCAATTTGGGCATCATCCAACTCGGCCTGACGGATCAGATCGTAGTCTTCTTTAAGGAGTTCGGCCAACTCGTCTTCGAAGTTGAGGTCGGAGGTGTTTTCGCTGACAGGATCGCCCTTGACTACCACCAGCTCAGGCTTGGTTGTTTTGCCCTTAACATCAAGGTCGTCTTGTTGCTTACGACGCCCATCACTGATACGAGTCGGACCGTCATCGTCCTCGTCATCGGGCAAGATAACCTCTTCCTCTTCCTCGCTTTCCTCAACCTCCTCTTCAAGGTCAACAATCGACCGCGATTCGATGAGGTGCATCAGGCCACGCAGGAAACGCTTTTGCAAAGCAAACGAATCCAACCCCTCGGCCGTCCCTTCCTCGACATTAGCGGTTTTGCGCCAAGCATTCAACATGCCGATGTTGATGCAGAACCAACGGTCCTTATAAAGGAAAAGAAGATTCAGGCGGTCCAGGTTTTTAAGCTGGAGCCTCGACATTGGCGATTCACTGCGGTATTCACCCAACCACGTCCAGATGTCCAAGACGTCCAGCGATTCGTTGGTTGGAAACTTCTCTAGCGTATTGCGCACAATGCTTTTTTCAGCACGGCGCAGCGCCGAGATCGAAGGCAGTACTTCCGGCAACACCACCTTCAGAAAGAGATGACGCTCTGGGAATTGAGCCGCTACCTCATTGAGCTTGTCCCACATGGTGTGGCGAATGTTCGCCCACTTGTAATAGGAGGCAAAGAAGTTGGCGGTGTAGCGCTTCACAAACTGCAACGGAGCAAAGTTCTCCACGACCAAAATCCGTGGGTTCGACATCACCGTTTCAGGATTCAGCAGGGGACGTATCTTGCCGCGGTTGGCACGCTGGTAGTCACGTAGATGTTTATCAGCCGACCACACCACAGGTTTCGGATTACCGATCTCGCTGCGCAGTTGAGTGATGTGATCAACGTAGACGATGCGTTCAGCCGCCTTGACCAACGGATCATCTTTACCGATACCAATGCTGGTACTGTCTTCGGGGAGGTAACCCAACACTGCCCCACGGGGCAAGGCCAGATTCACCACGCTGTGGGTTTCGGGGGCAGTCAAGGCAACCAATCGACGAATACCGCGTCGACGGTACCAAGCAGGATAAAGAAGCATGGGTTAAGTCCTTAATGTCAAAAACAGGAAAGGGGAAAACGGACGACCTTAGTCGCCCGTCATGTTCTTCAACACCAACGTGATAGTGTCAACATCACACCCGGCTTTGAACCCCCCACGAGGATCGAGGTAAGCCGCCGTGCTATCGAGATAACGGTCCAGCTCAGCAATGGCCTCGTCGCTGTACACGATGGTGGCAGAAGCGGTGTCACCGTCGTAGTCGGCTGCAAGACCGGCCAATCGACTGGGGTGGATCACTTGAGAATCCACAAAGGCTTCAGGTTTACGGGTAGGGAACTCCAAGGCTTTAAATTCTTCACCTTTGAGTTGCCAGTCATCACCCAACTCGTAACGCACCTCACCGACGATGGTCGTTTTACAGTACACATGCGAAGGATAGGTCGAGCCAATACCGGCTACCGGATAACGCGTGACGATCGCCTTTAGCGTGTTCCAACGACGATACCCGCAAAGGTAGAACAGATGGACGTACGTCAATGGTTCTACGTACTGACGATCCAAGTGTTCAGGGAGTTCACGGATGTCACCGAAGATCTTAAACGTTTTGTCAGGACCGATGTAAATCAGACCCAAATAACGTCCTTCAATCTTGATGGGTTTAAAACGGATGTTGGGGTTACGAAAGCCTTCCACCAACTTTTCCAGTCCTTCGACGGTGACCCACTTGTCACGAACGTCCAAGGGGAGGTCAACGATGTCTTGTTGCAGGGTCTTGGGGTCGATCAAACGAGCACTGGTACCAGACCCGCCTACACCAAAGACCTCACCCAACCAACCATTACGCAGTTGGTAGATGGTGACCGGCAGTGCCCCTTTCATCACTTGGAACAAGCCAATGATGCTGTCGTTAAATCCGGGAGCATTTTCAGCATCCAGATCGGCGACCGAGGTGTCCATTGCCGAGATTACGTTACGTGTCCCGTTGAAGACGCGCCGACTGCCAAACTTCTCCTGAAAGAAGCCTTTCTTGCCCGTAATCATTTGTGAGATCGTGTCGTAGATCTCATTGAAACTTTGTTGTATGGATTTACGACTGTTGTCAAAAATGGGGGACAACTCAGCCCCTTCGGCACTGACCAGTACCTTAGAAGCACCCAAGATCTTGCGATAGATGTCATTGATCTCGTCTTGGGTACCCCGACCCGATGCATCGATGACAAAGTCACGCAAACCGGCAGGCAACACCAGGATCTTATTGATCGTGGCCACCTTGCGGTATTTCTCGATCATCTTGATTCGTTCGGTTCGAATCGGTGACTTCGAATCTTTGAATTTGATTTTGTGCCAGTGGGTTAAAAAGAATGCGTAGCCTGTTTCGCCATCCAGTTCAGTGGCGGCTTCAAAGTCAGCTTCTTGGGCATTCCAGGTGGCATAACGCGTACCGGACATGATGTCACGGTACAAGGCTTTGAGTTGACACAGAGCACGAAAGATCGTGGGGTGGAAGACCGTCACTACAGCGTCGATGTAACCAAAACGCTGGTCGCGCAGCTCGTCACCGACCCGCCCGAAAGTTTGGACACTGAACAACCCGTCCTCGTGGAAATTGCCACTGATGCCATCGTAGATGTCAGGGGATTTCACTGGGCGAATCTTGGCCAACTTTTCCGGCGTCAGCTCCATGATGGAGACGTTAAAAGGAATGGAACTATTTTTCACGGTGACCGCTCCGAAAATGATATGATCAATTTAAACCCTGAGAGTGGAGTCCAGCATGGCTAAGGACAAGGACCTCGATTTCGACGATGATTTCGACGATTTCGACTTCGGGGCAGATGGCGATTTTGGTACGCCTCCGCCTACCGATGATAGAAAACCTATCACCAAGGTCGCGACCTCCTTCCTAGGGGGTGTGGCTGATGAATTCACCAACCCAACCACCGTTAAGCGCCTCACTCTGGAGTCCCTGCCGGACGGCTATTCAAAAGCCGACAATCTGCTGGGAGAAGTAGCGGGAGCTGGACGTGATCTATACAATACCACCATTACCGAACTGAAACCGGTAATCAATGACGCCAAGCGTGTAGCACGGCGTGCATTGCCTGGGGTGAAGAATCTTCTGCCTGAAAAGCTGGCCAAAAAGCTTGAAAAGTTAACCGAGGACGACCAAGCAGGTGGGCTTAATGCCCAACAGTCTCGTGAAGCGGCTGTTCAGTCTGAGGTGGCCAGTGTCTTCGGTGCGGTGGCCGAACAGGACCAAGAAGACCGCATTATCGATAAAGCCGAAAAGGCTCGGGAGAAGGTTGAAGATCGTAAGAAGTTCAAACTGGAAATTGATGCATTATCATCGATCCACAGTGGGATCTCTCGCTTAGTCACGTACCAAGACCAAGTCACTGCCAAGTACCAGCGCAAGTCGTTGGAGTTGGCGTACCTGCAATACTACACCTTAAAAGACACCTTCGAGTTGCATAGGGCAGCCACCCGTGAAACCAAAACACAACTCGACGTCATCGCTAAAAACACGGCGTTGCCGGAATACCAGAAGACGACGTTGGGTGAGGCAGCCGGTCAGCATTTCCGTGACCGTTTGTTGAGCGCCACACAGGCTCGGGTGAAAGATGTTGCTGGGAAGTATTTTGGTAAGTACAAAGACAACCTGGTTAAGAATGTCAAGGGCCATCTGAGCAACTTCAAGGAAGGGGCATTAGGTGCATTGTCGGGCGCTGAAATGGCGATCGACATGCAAGAACAGATGGAAGAAATGGGTGAGCGTTCTGACCCCTACAAGGCAGGCGGTCGAATGGCCGGCTCCGTGGCAGGGAATTGGGTGGGTGGTAAGCTTGCCAAACTCCTCAAGCCTATTTTGGGCGACATGGATAAAGTCAAACGGGGTGGGGCTTACTTAGAATACGGGGTGGATAACTTCCCCGGATTGGTCGAACAGTTGGTCCGTAGCGATAAAGGCGAGAACACAAAGTTTGAGTGGGTCAACAACGCCGTTCGGTGGCTGAAAGAACAAGCTCCTAATGAGTTGGACGATCCGCTACTTGACAGTAAAAAGGAAACTGACCTGACTAAGGCGAACGATGCGGTGGCATTCAGTCACGCAGCACGTAAGTCTTTGACAGACATCATTCCAGGCTTCCTGTCTCGTATTCACCATGAGTTGGCTATCATCCGTACGGGTGATCCAACCATCGCTCGGATTGATTACGATCTGCGTGACGGTTCATTCCGTGACACCGGATCAATCACCAAGAACCTCGTAGGGTCTTTGTTCTCTAAAGACAACTTCGAGAAAACACACGAAAGTACCGATGCTTTGATCAACGACCTGACCGGAGGAGACGATAGCAAACTGTCTCCCGAGGCCCGCAAAGCATTGAAACGACGGATGATCTCCGAAGCTTCACGGTTAACAGGTCACTATGATGCCAAGAAGTTTTATGACGTTGACGGGTGGGATGAAGAAGGGCTGTCTGATGAAGACCGCATCGCCTTGTCCGACCTCTTCCTTGATTCTAAGGATGACATCCTAAAGCAGAATGCGCAATCTAAAAAGTTCCACCAGATCCGCGATTACCTCAACAACCCGGCCGATGCCGTTAAAGCGTTGTCGATGCAAGCGGGTGCGTTGGAACATATGCGTCGGGCGGGCTTAGTGACAGGGGAGAATGAAGACCGCAAGGTTAACTTCGACCGTATCACCGAGATGCTCGTCCAAGGAGGCTTTGGTGATAAATTTGATCAAGCAGATGGCGATCCTCGTATCGCTTCTAATCTGTTTGGTCCTGTTGGCCCTGGTGGAGGGAACTCTGGCAGTGGTTTCAATTCCTCTGGCAGTAATCGGAGCACTACTCCAAAGTCTGCGGCCGAAATAAAGGCGAAGGTGGAAGAGTGTGTTTGTGGTGATGAGTTTGATCGTCTGATCCAAGCTGTTAAAGAAGGAAACGATCGCCTGGTGGCTGAAATCACCAAGTCTCACACCGAGAATGCACAACAGGCCGAACAGATTGCGCTGTTGGCCGGAATCTACGAATACATGCAGTCAGGCCAGATGATGGTCTTCTCGGTAGACGGAACAGGTATGTTCCAGTCCATGAAGGATCGCATGGGTCGTGGGTTCAAAGGGTTGAAAAACCGCTTTAAAGGACTTAAAGATAATCGGTTGGTTAAAGGGGCGGGTAACCTGTTCGGCATGGCTAAGACGGGTGTGATGAACACCATTAAGTCACCGATGTGGGCCGCTAACAAAGCCAAAGAAGGATTGAAGGCTGTTTGGAATAAAGCCACCGGTAAGTTCAACGACATCAAGGAACTTTATGTCCGAGGTGAGTTTGCAGCTAAACTGACTAAGGCAAAGTTAGATGCTAAGGAGTACTATGATGCCAAGACCGGCGAGCTGATCGAGAAGTGGGAGGATATCAAAGGTCCTGTTAAAGACAAGGCTGGAGAAATCGTTCTGTCTGCTGAAGACCTTGCCAAAGGGCTGTGGACCAACCATGGTAAACCGTGGAAGGAAAGCTTCTTTAAACGTGTTGGCAATGCTTGGCTCGGTGCTAAATCCTTGGCTAAGAAGCCGGGTGATCTGATCAAGGGTGTGTATCAAGGACTTAAGAGCTTTGGTAAGTCTGTTCGTGATGCGTTTAACAAACCGCGCGACATCTACATCCCTGGTCGTGAAGACCCAGTAATCCTTGCTTCGGTGATGCAAGCCGGTGGTTACCGCAATGCCGATGGCAGTCCGATCAACAAGTGGACTGACATTAAAGGAACGGTATACGACCTTGAGGGCAACGTGGTGGTGTCGTTGGAGCTATTGGCCAAAGGCATGATGGATTCGGCGGGTGAGAAACTCGAGTTGGCACGTGGCTTCTTGGGTACAGCAGTAGATGCTGCTAAGAAGTGGGGTGGTCGTGCTATCGACGGCGCTAAGCGTTTGGGTCGTGGTGCACTGAACATGGCTAAGGGTATCGGCGGCTTCCTCAAAGGAGGCTTTAAAGGTATCAGTAGTAAGTTCGGTAAGGGTGGCGGTTCGTCCGAGATGATGGAAGTGATCGGCGAATACCAAATCCTGTTGCTCGAAGAAATTCGGGATGGGGTACGTGACCTTAAGCCCAAGCGAGTCAAAGGCGATCTCAACGGCGACGGTACGCGTGACGGTTCTTGGGAAGCAATTCAAGCAAAGCGTCAAGCAACGCGAGATGCGAAGAAAAAGGACAAGCCAGAACCGAAAGAGAAGAAGGAAAAGAAAAGCGGTCTGATGGGGTTGTTGACTACTGCGGTTGGATTGTTAGCAGGCATCCCTGCAACGCTCTCCAACGGTATCAGTAAGTTGGGCGAGATCCTCGCTCAGAAAGCAATGCTCAAAGGGGCGGCTGATGTATTGAGTAGCGGTGCTGATCTGCCTGACGGTCGTCGTCGACCAGGTCGTGGTGGTAAGCTCGGTCGTTTTGCACGCGGTGCTTGGACGGCTGCTAAGACGGTTGGTCGAGTTGGTTTGCATGCGGGTCGCTTTGCCCTGATGGGTGGCGGTGCCATGTTGGGTGGTTTGGCCAGTGGTGCAGCAGCGGTAGGTTCGGCGGTGTTGGGTGCTTTGAGTGCACCGGTTGTCTTGGGTGCTGCGGCCGTGGCTGCTGTGGGCTTTGGAGCATGGTGGTTGTATAAACGTCACAAGCGTAATCAACGAGGTGGTTTGCTGAAATTGCGTATGGCGCAATACGGTTTTGCCATCGATGACCATGACAACATCGACAAACTTCTTGCGTTCGAAGACTTGGTGAAACCTGCAGTCAAGTCGCGAGGAGGAGAGCCACTGATTGACTTCCAAATGTTGGAGGTTGAGAAGATCCGCGAAATGTTCAATATTAAGGAAGATGACCAAGACGGCTTCCAACGATTCGCTCGTTGGTGTGATACCCGGTTCACACCGGTGTACCTGTCTCATGATGCAGCAACGAAGAAATTCTCCCCCACCGGTAAGATGGAAGAGAACGATGAGAAGCTGTCTGTTGAGGACAAGCTGAAGTATCTCGAAGTGGTTAAGCTACCCAGCGACGACGCTTACGAGTTCTTGGATCACCCAATGGAAGATGGTCGTCTGGCCATGAGTACCGATCAGATCCAAGCGATCTTCACCGAACTCAAAAACGAGTACGAGAAAGAGGTGGGTCAAAATGCTAAACCTGAAGCAGCAGCAGCCGGCGGTGCAGCGGCAGCAGCAGCGGCTACAGGGGCAGCGAAGGAGGAACCGGGTTTCTTGGCCAAAGCTTTCAATTCGGCCAAAGACACGGCGATGACCATCCTCAAGTATCATCCCATGGTGATGTTGTCAAACGTTGCTACTAAAGCGGCTGAGAAGATTGTAGGGTTGGGTAAATCGTTGTTTGAATGGGTCAAAGGAAAGTTCTTTACGGACGAGTACAAAGTCCCGCCCATCCTCAATCGTGAAATCGATCCACTGACCAGTATTCGTTATCGCCTCTACGGTTTGTCAGTGATGGAGTACGCCAAAGCCGTTCCGCTCTCGCGGTTGGAAGAGGCGCTGATCAAGGACATCGGTTACAGCGGTAAAGGTCAGGCTAAGTGGGACGGTGATGCCAAGTCGCTGTTTAAACAAGTCGGAGGATTGTTTGTAACCAACACCGAATCTGAAGAAGTCATGAAGATGTGGTGTGCCTGGTTCACCAAACGTTTCTTACCAGTATTCCTGTCGTTCTTGACAGCAGTACGTGGGTTTGCTAAGAATGGTAACCCGTTCGAAGCTTACGAGCGATTCTCGGCGCCACAATCGCTTGAGATTGCTCGCTTCATGGCCCGTGCCGTCAGTAACCCTGACGATAAGCCAGAAGAGCAGGTCTCGGTTTGGATGATTGCAGACATCCCTTACGATAAACACGAACCTAACATGGACCCTGCGTCGATCACGCCATTCTTGGCAATGCTTGAAGACGATGCCCGTGTAGCCATTCTCGCTGAGAAGCGTAATGCAAACAAAGGTACCACAGGTGCTCCAACCAGTGCACAAACCACCGGCGGTAACGCTAACCTTGCTGCTGCACGTGCGGTAAACAACCCGAATGCCACCTACGCATCACCACTCCAACGGGCGATGTACAGCTCTGCACCCGTGTCAACGGAAGTGGGGCGAACGGGCGGCGGGATGCGTGTGGCTGCGATGGAAGCGCAGGGTGGTGTGTGGTCTACGTTGCCGGGTGTAGCAGGTCCAGAAGGACAATGGTCGTCGTATAAAGACTTGATTCTGGCAGCCTCTAAAATGGCGGGTGTTGACCCAGGGTTGATGGCCACCATGGCGGGGGTAGAGTCTACTTTCCGTGGTCGTGTATCGGCGGCTGTAGGCAGTGCCAAAGGCCTGTACCAGTTCATGCCCGATACCTGGAAAGAGATGCTTAAGAAGTACGGGAAGAAGTACGGTCTCCCTGAAGATGCCGACATTCTTGATCCGCGTGCAAACGCGTTGATGGGTGCTGAGTATCTGAAGGAAAACGCCAGGGGTATTAAACAATCCTTCGGTCGCGAGGCTACCGACATCGACCTGTATCTGTCGCACTTCTTAGGACCTGGCGATGTGAAGAAATTCCTCAACGCCAACCCGAATGAAATTGCGGCTAAAGTCTTGCCGGCGCCAGCTAAGTACAATGAAGGGATTTTCTTTAGCAAGGATGGTAAAGCGCGTACGATTGCACAGGTGCATGCTGAAGTCGATTCTAGGATGTCTAACTGGCGGAAAACGGCCGGTCAAGATGCGAGGGAAGCAGCCGGAATGGGTCCGCTGGAAACGTTGGCTTCAACACCAATGTTGCCAGGGATTACGTCACCGACCTCGATGGGTGGTGAACAAGCACCCACTGTCCTTCAATCCGTGACCACGGTTCCAAGTGCCTCTACCCCTGCGGCTAATCAACAGGGTCCGATCGGTATCTTGAAACCTGACCAAGGAACAGCGGTACCGGGTCCTGTAGGTGGTTATACTGCGGGTCCGAAGCCGGTGAACCCCACCGTCAATGCGACACAAGCCAAGGATGCAGGTCAGGTCATGTTGATGCGTGAGGCATCGCAAGATGACGGTACGTATGGCATCCTGACTCTTCCGGATGGTTCGACTTTCCACACACTGGAACTCCCGTGGCTTAACAATGAAACGGGTAAGTCCTGTATCCCACCGGGTACGTACAAAGCGGAAATGCGCGATTCGCCGAAGTTCGGTCCGGTCTATGAAGTCAAAGGTGTACCTAACCGGTCAGCGATCCTGATCCATGCGGGTAACACAGCAGGCAACGTAGACCGGGGTCTGAAATCGGACGTCCAAGGCTGTATCCTACTGGGTCTGAGTCGTGGTCGTATCAGCAACCAAAGTGCGGTACTTGAAAGTAAACCTGCGTTGGCATCATTCATGCAGAAGATGGGCGGTCGTCCATTCACGCTGAATATCGTAGGGGCTGCTCAAGACACCAGCCAAGCACCTGTTCCAACCGAAACTGTAACACCTGTGACAGCACCTGTGGTAGCACCCGGACTGAAGCCTGCGGGCAGCGTTCCTGGTGTCTCACTGAATGCTACGATGGAAGTTCCTAACCTGCTAGCACCACCGTCTCCGGCTAATGTTACACCAGAGTCGGTAGTTGAGAAACAGCGTCAAAATGCTCAGCAGGCAGCGAACACCCAGCGTCAATCGACTGAGGTGTCCAAGAAGACCCAAGCCAATACTGCAGCCGTTGAAACTTTGATGAATCAGCAGCTTCAGGTGCAAATGTCTATGGATGCAAGCCTTAAGAACATTGACGTCGGAATCCAACAGCTGGCACAAACGATGAGCGGGTTCGGTCAAGGCCAACAGCCTGAAGCTAAACCTTCGACGTCGTCGCCAACACCCAAGCGTGCTGAAGCCACCAAGGCCACGCTCGCTCCTGTTCGGTTCCATCGTCGCAACAGTGGTTAACGGAAGTCTGGAGGGGAGGCGACTCCCCTCCATTCTTTTTTCTTTTTTAGGTTGAGGTAAGTGTATGTCGACTTCTCCTTTGCGTGACGTGGACTGGGTTCGACAGTCGTTCATGCTCCCCAAGCGCACGATCTCCAATTCGGATGCCCTGCGCCGCACATTGAGTGATGCACGGTTCAAATTTACCGACACCACCTTGGGGGGTAGTTTTGCGATTAACCCACCCTATCAATTCACACGCTTTGCTGATATTCCCGTACCCAGTCTCTTTGCCGGTTCGGCAGGACTTGGTCGCTACTACAGCGAAGCCATTGAGGACAACGCCCAGCTCATCCACATGCGCTTTGGTGTTCCTCAGTTCAACTCGTTGTTGAACTACTTCTTCAATTTCTTCAACCCACAAGCTGCGCGTATGGCGCGTACGGGTCGAAGCTACGATCTGGCCTTCTCTTTAGGTAAGATCACAGGGACACTGTTCCCACTCCCGATTCAACTGTTCACCGCAGCAGGCGCTGCATTGAATTTTCTGATGGGGCGTGATACCTCGAAGTATTACTACCTCAAACCCACCATGCCGCTTTACTGGAACGCAGTGAACACCATTGCCAACGGTATCGCCGTGAACATGGGTCTGGTGCCACGCATCATGTCTAAAGCGGAGAAGTCCACTGTTAAAGGTGAACCTGAATACACCGCTGAGATTGGTCGTCGTTATCAACGTTTGAATCCTGAAGTCTGGCATGAAAGTGGCGAGATTGATATCTACTCACTGGCCTCTCGCGCACAACGCATTGCAAACGAACAACGTCGTGAGTTGAATAAGGCGTTGGAGACTGGGGAGAGTGCTGAAGCCGTTCAAGCCAAGATTCAATCGATGGTGGATGCTGGTCGATACACCGACACTAAACGTGCCTTCCAGTCCTACGAGGATTACCTCAAGTCGTGGCATTCGCTTAACGACCGGACTGAACAAGAAGACGACGGTAGCGTGGACGTCATTGGTAAGAAAATGACGTTCAAAGAAAAGACCTTGAAGTTCTTCGAGGCTGAGTATGAAGACGGTACCCAGTTCGTTACCTTCCATGTGGAACACACAGGGACGGTATCGGAATCGTTCAGCAACAGTGCCACCGAACCTGAGATCTCCAGTAAGTTGAATGGGTTGTCTTCGGGTGCTCGTCAGGCACGCTTCAGCTCGGCGGACGGTCAAACAGGGATTGGCTTCATCGACGACATGTTGAAGATGGGTGGAGCGTTCATTGAAGGCATTGCCACCGCGGTGAACCTACAAGGGTTGCTCGCCTTCTCAGGTTCTGCAATTGCTGACATCCCCAAGATGTGGGACAGTTCTTCTGCGGACCTTCCGAAGTCGGACTACCAGATCAAATTGCGCACACCCTACGGAAATGATTACAGTCGTTTTACGGACCTGTTCATCCCGTTGAGTATGTTGTTGGCAGGTAGCCTTCCTATCTCCACAGGTAAGCAATCCTACACCAGCCCGTTTCTCTGCGAGGTCTATGACAAAGGGCGTACACAAACCCGTTTGGGTATGATTCAGAATCTCCAGGTTAGTCGGGGTGAAGGTAACCTAGGTTGGACTCGTGACATGAAACCTTTGGGTATCAACGTCAGTTTCAGTGTGATGGATTTGTCTTCAATCATGCACATGCCGATCACCGCAGGTTTCGATCTGAGTGATGCGGTGGAACTGGCCGGTGCTGCAGGGTTGGCTGCAAGGGCTGCTAACGCGACCAGCGTGGGTGGCGTTATTGGGCGTGCAGGTGGGGCATTGGGTCTGGCGGCAGGTACTGACTTTGCTAAGGGGTTTTTCGATTCGGACACAGTCTATTCGGATTACTTGGCAACGTTGGCGAGCCTGTCACTGACCGAGCAAGTGTACACCATGCAAAAACTGCGGATCAACATGACCCGTCAATTCAGCTCGATGAATACTTGGTTCTCGGCCTCTCACTTCACCAACTGGGTGATGGGTAGTGCACCAGCACGTTTGATCTCGGCTAAAGCGGTCGGTATGAGTATGTGACGGCATACAGGGCGGGTCACCCCGCCCTGTACGTTTTATGCCGTTAAACCGCTACGCGAGGATGGTCTTTCTTATACAGATTAACCAAGTTCTCACTCCGGTACATGGGGGCAACCATCACAGCCAACTGCCAACGAGGATCACTTCCCAACAGGGTCTTTGCAGCCTTAGAGGCGTAGGCAAATGGGGCCAAGTCTACAATCGATTCACCGTGACGTACATACCGGTCCCAAGACGAGTTAATCCGATTGAGGGTGTTGACCAGAACCGACAGCTCTTCAGCCCTTTTCTCAGGGGCATTACGACTAGGTGATTTATAGAAGGTCAGGATTTGTCGCGTGGCATCTGGAACTTGAGCCAAGACTCCACCTACACCGATCTTATCGATGATCTGATTCAACAAGGGTAGGTTACTCTGGGCAATGGTCACTCGCACATTCAACGAATACGAGCGCCGGATAATCTCCTCGTCTCGCGCCGAGTTGAGAATACCTGGAATCAAATCAGTCAGTCCTGACTCGATAGCAAACTCGAGTACGGTACTGAAGGTCGCTACTTCTGTGGCCAGAT